CGAGGTTCGTGTTCTTCACTGGCTTGCGCTCGTAGAACAGCCCCATCTTCTCGAGCTCCGCTCTCGCGAAGTCGTGGAAGTCGATCCAGGGCTCAGCGTTGTAGCGCTCCATCAGCAGCCCGCCGTCGAAGTGGGCAAGGATCCTCGGCTCCTGCTGACTGTAGTCTCGGTCGAGGAGCAGGTGGCCTTTCTCGTAGGGGATGATGTAGCCCCTCACGAGTGGCAGGGGTGGGAGAGTGAACGGTACCTTGGGTGCGGTCTTCAACTGCTTCTTAAGCTTGTCGAGCTCCTTCTTGTCCTTGGCCTCCTTAATGAGAGCCTCGATCTCGTGCTTGAAGATGGGGTCGAACTCCTTGGGGATGTTCATGAACCAGGTAGCACTGAGTCGCCCGGTCTTCGTCCCGCTGCTGCGCTTGCCGTCTGAGCTCCTCGTCTGATTCCAGCTGGTGTGGATGAGGCCACCAGTCTCGGTAGCCATCTCCTCCCACGAGGTCATGTAGGTACCTACGCAGGTCTTCAGCTGGGAGTTGTACTGCAGCATGCCAGCGAGGACCTTGTCGGTGATGGCGACGGTGAGGGTGTCCATGTCCGACGCCCACTGACCGGTCTTCGTTCGTTCGAGCTTGCTCTCGTCAACCTTCCTCACCTTGATGAGCGCTTCCACCAGAGTGTCACCATTGCTCAGCTTCACGTCGGTGCCGACCTTCAACTGCTTGCGGAGCCAGGCGTCGAGCTGCTTGAGCACCCCGGAGTAGAGCTTGACGTCCGCCCGCAGCCGCTTCAGGTCCACCCGCAACCCACGTCGCTCCATGTCGAGGAGGATGGGCATGAGCTCACGCTCACGGTCATACGCTCCGAGCATCTTCCTCTTCTTGAGCGATGGGTAGAGATGCTTGAAGATCTTCTCGGTCCTCAGTGTGTCGCCGTTGGCGTACGCACCCACGAGATCTCCGGGGGCGAGACAGATGTAGGCGCCGTAGTTGGTCTTGGTGATCTTCTCGATGAAGTGGTTCTTGTCGTTCTTCTCACTGGAGAGGTAGCCCTTCTCACGGAGTGCCTCTTGATTCTTGAGGAGCCAGTCGCGTACAGCGTCCTGCTCATCGGGCAGGAGGTTGAAGAGACGCTCTGCAGAAGGCTTCAGCTTGAAGTTCGGCGCGAGTGGAAAGTCGAGGAACAGCATGAACATGGTGTCGTGCAGCCTCTCCCACGGGAGTTCCGGCAGTCCGAGGTGGGTGGTGGCCACCTCGTAGTCAAACTTCGCGTGATGCATGATCAGTGGCAGTCCACTGGCCCAGGCCTTCTTCAGAGCCTTGATCGCGTCCTCACGCTTGCAGTTGTTGTTGACCTTGTGACCCCACGCGTAGTAGTTGCCCTTCTTCTCATGTGAATATTTCACGCTGACACCCACCGGCTTGGGCGGGTAATAGGGGCGAGAACGGATGGCCTCTGTTTCAAAATCGATGACCACGTAATCTTTCATGACGGGCTCCAAAGATGAGGGACTGAGGCACGAAGCCCCAGCCCCTCAGTCAGACCTGCTCAGTACCGCTTCGACTTCTGCACTCCCTTTGCCTTCTGGGCAGCAGTAGTAGGCTTGAACCCGACACGTGACTTACCAGGCTTCTTGTCCTTCTTCGGTGAGTCATCAGAGAGCTGCGCGTAAGGAAACGCGATCGCAGCCACCGCTTCCTCGTGACGCTGCATGATCGTCTTCGAGAGACTGGCGGGGATGGAGTCCACGCACTCGAAGTTCACAGAGAACTGGTTGTCCCCGCCCTGGATGGTGAAGATGCGGGTGAACACACCGTAGGGCGGGCGCTTGAGGCTTGTTGCCACCTGCTGGGTGTAGCCACCGAAGATCTTCGAAGAAGTCACCGGCGTCTTCAGGTAGGTGATCGGGGCTGTCATGTAGTGGTCGACGTCGGTGGTATCGATGGTGAACTGACCTTTCTTCGTGATGCCGAGAGCCAGGACCACACCGAGACGACGACGGTTCCCACACGCCTTGCCCCTGCCAGTCTTCGAGGTGCCGAACTGGTTCATGGGACACGTCTCGCAGTCGTGGTGCACGGGGTTGACCACCGACTTGTGAGGAGCCATACCTTCATCGGTAGCCGAGTCCATGTTGTCGATGCCGATGACCTTTTTGCTGCCGGCGTCGTAGCGACCATAAGCGAAGCACCGAGGTGCGCCCGGGTTGTCCTGATCGTAGTCATCTTCGTAGTAGACGTTCTCGAAGATGTTGTCCAGGATGACGCACCTGAACTCGTTGTTCGGGACAGGAGTACCGTTGATGGTGATGACACCTGCCTTGAGGCCGATGAACTGACCCCCACCAGTAGAGGCCTCTTGCGCCGCAGCGATCTCGGCGTCAGCGAGCATCTGAGCTTCCCAACCCACGACGCCACGCTTGCCACGGGTGACGACGCCAGTCTCTTCTTTTGCGCTCTTGCGAACCATGTGATGTTCCTTCTGTGATGAGTGGTTAAGGGTGTGAGGTGTGAGATGCTACTTGACTTTGTTCAGGTGGACCTTCACGACGTTGAAGGTGCCGACCCCGGGGACGGTCTTCTTGGCTGCCCAGCGGAGCTGCACCGCCTCCTTCGAGAGCTTTGGCTTCTGCAGCAGGTCGGTCTGGCCGGTCTTGGTGATGTAGGCCATCAGCTTCTTCTCGTCGAGGATGACGGCAACTGCTTCGACCTCGATGGTGGCACGCGCGACTTCACCGGCGACACCGGTCATGTCTCCTTTCGGGAGCTTGTTGATGAGGATGTCCTCGCAGATCTTCTCGTTCTTCTTCATCGCCTGGAGCTGGTGCTGCAGCTTGAGCCGCGTCTGGCGGATGGTGTAGAGAAGATCGGCGACGCCGGGGAGCTTCTTAGGAGGAACGAACTTCTCTTCTTTGGGCGGTTTCTCCTTTGCGACCTTCTTGGCCGCGGGCTTGGGTGGTTGAGTGATGGTCTTCTTCACGACGGCCATGGTGGCTCCTACGAGAGGGTGATGAAGCCGAGCTCGGCAGCTTCCTTAACGTAGGAGAGCGGGACGTTGATGGGCTCACCATCGGAGGCGCGCTTCACGGTCTTCTTCAGTGCCTCGGCGACCGTCGTGCACTTCATGACGATCTCGAACAGCTTGCGGCGGACGGTGCCCTCTCGGGTGATGCTGAGGTCTGCCTTGGGGTTGGCCTTGATCTTCTTGTTGACGATGTCCCCGCCCTTCGCAGGTGCGGTCTTGGTCTCGGCCTTCTTCTGGAAGGGCAGCGGGGTCTTCAGAGCAGCCTTGGTCTCGGTCTTAGCGGGCGGGGCTGTCTTCGTGGCGACCTTCTTCGTATCCTTCACGGTGGGCTTGGTGGTTGACTTCTTCGTGGGTTCCATGACTTCTCCTTTGACGATCGTGGGGTGGGTAGGTTCGCCTCCTTCAAGGGACTTCCCTACTTTGAGATTGGACTTCGACGGGGCACTGCAGACCATCGCGGTGGCGAACGGCAGTCCCTCGTCTGGCTCCTGCTCTTTGGTGGCTTCGGCCCTCGGCCTGCGGGTGAGCTGAACCGTGGGCTTCTTCGTCTCCTTCTCGGTTGACTTCTTTGTGACGGAGGGCGCGGGCTTCTTCGTCTCCTTCTCGGTTGCCTTCTTGGTAGGGGCGGGTGCTGGTTTCTTCATGTCTTTCTTCGCGGCCTGCTTGGTGGTAGGAGTGGGCCGGGCCACTGGTTCCTCCTCGGTGGGTTTGGGATTGGTGATGTCGGCGAACACGTGCCGCGCGGCTGGGGTGATGACCACCCCAAGGTTGACGAGATTCTGCCACTTCTCGATGAGGTCGTGCACCGAGGTAGAGGTGGTCTCGTGATTGTAGGTGCTGTTGAACTTCGTGGTGATGAGCTGCTGGACGTCGACCTTGCGGGTGCCTCTGTCCTTCATCACTGACACGAAGATGGTGTGCTTCTCAGTCTCGGAGATCCTGAGGACGACATGACGCTGAGCATCGAAGCAGATGTCTGGCATGGACCACCTCAGTAGGAAGGAAAGATCTTGACTTCGTGGATGTCGGAGCCGAACAGTTCGTTGATCTGCTGCTTGAGGGCGGCTCGTTGATCATTCAGCTTGTAGATGCTGCGAGCGTGTTCGGTGAAGGCTATCCCGAAGAGCTGGTGAGCCTCACGCTCTCGTAGTATGTCCTCCACCACCCAGAGCTTCTCATTCACCCAGGCGAGCTGCTCTCGGAGACCGCGCAACCGGCTGTCATCGTTGAAGCTGAGGGTACGAAGCGCGCCGTGCAGCTCGGTCAGCTCCAAGCTGATCTGAGCACGTTGCGCGGAATCCTGCACGCGGGCTTCCTTGAGGTGGAGGATGGTGATCTTGTCGATCAGCTCACCGAGCGAGACGGGGATGTAGACTCTCATCACTTACTCTCCTTCCAGGTGGTGAGGCGCTCAATGAACTCATCGAACTCATCCACCACCACTACCGGGATCTCGTGGGTAGACAGTGATCACTTCTTCAGCTCTTCGTTCAGGTAGTGCAGGAACAGGAAGGTGTCACCGTGTTGCCTGAGCACCCCACTCGTCAGTAGTGCGTAGCACGGAGCGCAGAGATCTCCGATGAAGGTCCCCTCGTGCTTGTGATTGGTGCAGCCATGCACCAGACACTTGTCTTCGAGATCAGCCTCGGTAGGAAGCGGCACGTTGCAGAGTCGCCGGACCCACTGCACCCCTAGCGGGGTGACGGTGCAAAGACTGTTGTCATCACCGGGGCGCTCTTGCACGAGAACACCGTGAGAGATCATCGTAGCGATGTCTTCCTTGACGGCGGGCGCGTGTTGCCGTGGGTGGGGACCTGAGCAAACGAAGAAGTGAAGAAGGACGTCGATGAAGTTCGGGGTGTTGGGGACTATCGGTTTCATATGAGGCTCCTTGTGTTGGCAGTTGTGGTGGTTTAATCGATGAAGTCAGCGATGAGGTCCCACACGACGGAGACCACCACCCCAATCAGTAGACCGCTGAGAATCCAACCGAGAATGCTTAAGAGTGTGCTCATGGGTTCAACCTCCTGTACTCCTCGTTGTTGGCCCTGATGGCCTGGTTGACCGGGAACTGCATCGCACCAAACAGACTCTTGCGCTTGTCGAGTGGCATGTACCTATCACTCTCGAGGATCTTTGCGATGATCTGCAACTCGCCCTGGGTGAAGGGTCGAGACACCGTTCGCTTGCTGCGCCCGAGCATGTTCTTCAGCTCATTGAGGAAGGCGCCCGGTCCAGGCTTGGCCGCGTCCCGGCACCTCGCATCGTAGTGATCCAGAGCCAACCAGATGAGATCGTGGACCTCCGCCTGGTTGAACTGCATGACGGTCTTGATCTCGTACTCGAAGCCGAGGGCTTTCATCGGGCACCAACCTTGTTGACAGCACTCTTGAGCTCAGCCCTCAGCTCCCGGGCTATCGACCTCACCTTATCAGCGCGACGCTTAGCCTCTGACAGCGTGATCTCAGCGTCAGCCGGACTGTAGTGCCCGGCTTGGCCCTGAGCGTGCTCTTCGATCAGGGCCGCGTGAGCGTTCAGGTACCGTACTATCGTGTTCATGATCTTGAGGTTCATGTCTTCTCCTTGTGGTAGTGGAGGTTGAAGTGCTTGCTGCCGTAGCGGACGAGTGCCTCGAACACGTGACGCTCGAGGTAGACAGTGTCGGTGGGGTGTTCAAGATCATTGGCTCGCAGCTCGATCTGCCCGTTCACGAAGACGGCGTAGAGGGCATTACCGAGGTACTCGGGGTGAGAGGACTCATTGACGCTCATCACTTCCTCCCTGAGTACATGCGCGTCTCAAAGAGACGATGATCGAGGGTGACGTTCACGATGTTTGGCATGTTCCTAAGGTGAAGCAACATCCCCATCGCAGATGGCCAGTTCCTGAACTCGCGTGTGATCATACGTCCTCCCTGAAGCCCTTGAACACAGGGTGGCGGGGGCGGTCCTTCACACCTACGGGGAAGAAGCGGTAGGTGATCACGCGATCGAGGAGTCGTTCCTCCCAGAGCTGCACTCGCTCGGCCTGCGTGAAGCCGGTGCCGACCTCGAACTCCACCCCGGTCTTGAGATCCCGCACGACGAGGGCGCCGAGGACACCGCCAGCAGACTTCCCAGCGGCGTGGTTCGTGCGCTTCCCGCTCGCGTCCTTCTCGTTGTGGTTGTGGCGAAGCTCAACCATGTCGATGATCACCGCTTCTGAGTCGTCGAACCGCTTCATCTTCAGCAGCCACCCCTCATTGAAGGTAGAGCGACCGTGCTTGTAGGGCCCGTGAGGGTGGCGGAGCATCACGCCCTCGTAGCCCTTCGTCACGCAGACCTCCTCGTAGCGGATGAGCTCTTCGTGGTTCTTCACGGTGATGTGCTGCACGAGCTTGATGTCTAACAAGCCGCGGACTGCTGCCCTCAGCTTCTGCAGACGCTCGGTGAAGCCCCGCTCATCGCCATCACCCCACCACCAATCGAAGACGTGAAAGGTGACATCGGGTCTGCCATCACCCGACATCACTCCTCGTGTCGTGGTGTTGAAGCACTGTGAGTCGGTGGGCTCACCCACGATGAGCTCACCATCGAAGCCGATGAAGGCCTCATGACTAATGAGAGTCTGGGTGTGGCGGTTCCTGATGAGCTTGCCGTTGTAGCTGTAGAGCTTACCGTCGGGCTGGTTGAAAGCGCGGATGCCGTCGAGCTTCGGGCTGGCGAGCAGTGGGTACCGGAGCTGGTGGATGTTCTCAGTGGTGACCTTGTCACTCTTCATGAGCTTGATGAGGTTGGGCATGACTTCTCCTTGTGTTGGTGGAGGTGGGTTACTTGAGGATGGTGTTGATGAGGGTGGTCTTCCGCTCGGTGAGCTCGAGGAGGATGCTCTTGCGAGTGATCCTCAGCGAGCAGCCCGTCACGGTGAGAGGGCCGTACTGAGCGCGGTCGAGGAGCTCGATGAGGTCCTCGGTGGTAGACTCTTTGAGGAAGGCGGTGGGTGTCATGACTCAGTCCTCCAAGAAAGGAAGCGCGGTGAAGACGATGCGTTGCCACCCGCAGGAGCAGAGTGGGTAGGGATCATCGGTGAGGTTTCTTGAGCACTCAGGAGAGCAGTTACCGTGCTCCACCAGCTTCTTGATCACCTCTTGCTGCTCGTGGGCGAGACGAGCGTCGTGCTCCCACGCTCCTATCTGGTAATAGGCACCTACTTCGAAGTTGGCATTGAGGTGCCCGGTGGGAGCGACGATGGTATGGAGCTTCTTAGACTTGACACTCACGGCTCCCTCCTCAGGATGATGTACTGGGTGAGGTAGTAGGCCTCGCACTCGGTGCTCTGGACCCGTGCCACCGTGTTCGAGTTGATGAGGTCCTGCAGGCAGTCACGGACCTGCAGCCACTTGCCTTTCCGGATCTGATGAACGCGAGCGATCTCGCGAGAGATCTCCTCCCAGTCGTGATTGATCCTCGGGTTAGACTCGAGCACCTTGATGATCGTCTCTTGGATGGGCGTCATGACTTCACCTACGCGATCCAGCTGAGTTCGGTGATCTCGCTCAGCGACCACTCTTCATTGATGGAGTGGGTGTACTCAGGATCGAGGAGGAGCTGCTTGACATCGTCAGCGCTCTCGGCAGCGATGAAGAAGATCTGCTCTTCACACCTCGTAGAGAAGAGCTTCAGTTCTTTCTTGCGGGCGAGGTAACCAAGCTCGATGAGGTCTGTCAGATCATCTACATCTAGATCGGTGATGTCGAAGGTATGAAGGATGGGGAGGTGCTTGGTCATCTCAGCTCCTCTTCTCGGTGGTGGTTCGCACAGGCTTCAGCAGCACCGTCTCGCAGTAGTCGAGAGCTTCGGGGAGGAACTTCTTCACGTCCTCGATGGAGCAGCAGGGCCAGGTGTAGAAGTCTTCTTGATCTGCGGCACCAGCAATGATGAGTGCTTGACCGCCGCCAAAGCTGATGCTGAGCTCCTTACTGATGACGAACTCGGGATCGGTGCAATCATAGCGGTTTGCAGGTGTGTAGATGATAGGTGGCCCAACGGCGACGAGCAGGGTGAGCTGCAGGCTCTGCTTGTTGATCCTCATCACTGCACCTCCATCATAGACTCGATGAGACGCTGACGGCGCTGGTACTCTTCCTGGAGTTCCTTGAAGGAGAAGGTGATGGAGAAGATTGACTTCTCACCGGCAATGAGAAGAACTGCCTGTCCGCGCGTTTCTGCATGCTTCATCAGGCTGAAGAGGATGACCTCGGTGGTAGCCTGCAGCCGCTCTTCTCGGGTGGGGTAGACTTTCGTTGTTTCCTTCATGGTGATTCTCCTTGTGGTGGTGGAGTGGAACGCGCTTGGCTCATCAGCACCGCGGAGCGCGTTGTTGGGTGCGGTGTACCTCTCCTGCCTCACGACGGTAGAGGTTTCGCCTGTTCGTGGTAGCTTCGCCTCACGGCGTGCCGGTGATGTCGACTGTTCACGGGTGTGGGATATCTCGTCCCACTGTCGAGGTTCTTAGTTCAGCGGCCCGCCACCAGGTGTCCGCTTGAGATCTGCGAGTGAAGCGCGTAGGAGGTCACCATCACTCCCCATCGTCATCATCTCACATCTGATCACTTGTCAAAGTCCTGGTCGCTACCTTCGCTTGGCTCGCACGTCCGCGGGATCTCACCGCGATGCCCTCAAGCGTTGTCAGTATCTCCAAGATCCTGGGTGCCCTCGAGCCCGCCCAATCAAGCAGCCCACCGGCTACCATGGTCCATTATAATACTGTGCAAAGAAGAATAGCAACTTTTGTTGAATACCTAAGTGTTGAGGTTGTAACACTTAGCGTGATAGCCTACTCGCAACTGGCTCTAGAAGGCCTACTTACAGGGCCTTGTCATCCTTGCCACACCGTGTGCAGGTCATCGTGAAGGTGGGCGCCTGGTATGGGCTGATGTGCAGGTGCACTACGTAGTCCCAGCGATGTCCGAGGAAGAAGCAGATGATCCTCTTCATAGGTCCGCCTGGGGAAGTCCTGGGAAGCCCTCGGTGATGTCCTGCACTGGGTGCGGGCCGGTGGGCGCATCATCTTGTGGGTGCTTCTCGATGATCTCGGGAGAGAGATCCTCAGCGCAAAGATCACTACCGTCTGACTGATCGGTGAGCAACTGCCACGCAACCTCAATATCGTGATCCTCGTAAACGAAGCATGCCATGAGGTGCTTTGCAGCCTCAGTCATCCGTCGCCGAAGCTCTGCCTCCGCATCACGCGAGGTGGTGAGTCGAGCCTTCAGGGAGCAGACACCGTTGTAGACTCCCACGGCGGTGATGCCAGCACTGTCTAGAGCAGCTCGGCACAGCTCTAGCTCTTGTGTAGCGCGCTGGTGGTTAGCGAGCTGAGTTCTCATCTCAGCGATGCGGGCGTGGCCTACGTCGTTGATGAAGCAGCGGAAGCGCTTCTCTGAGAAGCAGTAGCTCATCTCGATGCCGCAGTGTGGGCAGATGTTGTCGCTCATCATCTCTCCTTGTTAGATGCTGCGAACGCGAGGAGGGAGTTGCCAATCGCACACCCAAAGATAGTAAAGAGTAACGGCACACCACCCCACCACAGATCGCCTTTCGGTTGCAGGTGCTCAATCCAGGCCCAGAGCCACATGAGACCAAAGGCAACGACACCGGATAAAACCGAAAGTGTGATTAAGACTCGCTTAGTCATGTCATTCCTCCCCCGCCACGCGGGCGGCGCGGTAGACCGCTTCTTCAATACGATGAAGCGTGGTTTGATTCACGACGATTGAAGGATCGGCGCAGAGCCTCTCCCATGCGGCCTCCCGTTCCTCCCACCTCACCCGTTCGTCGTGCTCGGCCAGCGCGGTGGTGGCAGACGCTAAAGCGTCGGGGGCTGGGGCGGAGAGGGCATTCTCCGCAATGGCCATCCACTCGCAGAGCTTACAGTCAATGTTGCATCCAGGCTCAGCGCCACAGACACGACAAGCACTCACCCGCTCGGCATCGAAGACAGGTTGCAGCGCCTCCCGCAGCCTCGCGGCGTAGGCTTGGGAGGCGATCAAGTCATCCTGGACGCAGCACGGGCAATCCAAAATCCGAGGGTTGTGCCCGTGGCGGTCACATACCGTCTGGTGTTCCAGCTCCCGGACCCGCGCTTCCAGCTGCTCGCAGCGTTCACGGAAATCGGTTGGATAACTAAATCGAAGCACCCAATACCCGTCCTCCCTTTGAACCCACTCTCCGAATCTAATCGAGCGTCCACTCTGCTCAACTTCCACAAAGCGCCATGACTCATGGCTAGGAGGCCCGTCAAACACGATGTCGATAGAGCCCCCGAGGGTGGCTGCGAGATGGTTCTGGAGACGCGCAAACTCATCTGTGTAGCATTCGCTTGAGTCTGTCCAGATTGCAGACAGGGCATCAGATAAATCACTCATCGGCGGCTCCTTTCTTGGCGAATGCGATGTAAAGCTCGTTAACCAGATCAGCGCTCAACGTCACTGGCATACTGTGGTCTTCCAAGTATTGAAGAGTGAACGCGAGGTTCACTGGGGCCGCATTCTTAGAGAGCGCGGATTCTATCGGTTCCCCAAGCACCCTCCAGTTCCCCACCCTCTCCAGCGTAGCCTTCAGCTCCTGGTCCTTGGCGGCGAGGGCGGCTTCCACTTCTTCAAGAATGTCCTCTGCCGCTTGGGTGCCAGCCTTCAGGCCAGCAACATCGCACATTGTTCGGAGTACCTTCATCGCTGTGGCCACCTTGGGCAGCGCCTCCCGCAGCCTCGCGGCGTAGGCTTGGGAGGCGAGGGTTTCGTACTCAAGTGCTTCGGCATCACAATCAAGCTTTTCAACCTCGGCCTTCAAACCATCCCGTTCAGATTCTAGATCCTTGAGATAGGCGACCAGCCCATCAATGGAGCAATCCGTGCCGCACTCGATACAGCAACCATCTTCATCCATGGGCGCACAGTCAGCGATGTCCGATACAGCGTTACATCCTGGGCAGTGCAAGCAATAAAGCCGGTAAATGGATAACTCTCTGACGCGGATTTCTAACATGAGGAGAGATTCCTCAGCACTCCGGGCACGAGCCATCGCCTTGAAGGTTTCGTCCTGAGATGAAGACAACCGATCCTTGTATGGTTCCAGCTCCCGGACCCGCGCTTCCATCTGCTCGCAGCGTTCACACATTGGAATCCTCCTCTTCTTCAGGTGCGAATCGTGTGCAGGAAGAGCGCCCGCAAATCTCACAGCTCATCGGCGGCTCCTTTCTTGGCTAGTAGGGTAGAGGCGATATTGTAGGCCGCGTTGATCTCACCCTGGCGTTTGACTTCACGCAAACCACCCTTCAACTCCACCACCCTCTCCAGCGCAGCGGACAGCTTCCGTTCACATGCAGTCAGATCGGCTTGCAAGGCATCGCGGTCCTCTTCGAGCGCGTCAAGGTGGCGATTAGCTTTCTCTAGCTCCTGGGACTTGGCGAAGTGGGCGGATTGAGCTCGACCCGCAGCATCTCGGAACATCGAGCCCTCGTCAATAGCATCGTCTAGGCATTTATGTAACCGTGCCACCTCAGCCTCCAGCGCATCGGCTCTGGCGATGAGGCTATCCCGCTCGGCTTCGAGGGCGGCGACATCAGGGTCTGTGCAGAATAGGTGGGAGCCTGAGGATAGCTCATCGCAAGTGGCGCTGTACCGCTTCAGCCTCGGGCGTGGGGTGGGGTCAGTCGGCATGGGGAGACTCCTCAAGGGTCATCACAGCGATGATTACTTTCACGAGAAGCGGTTGTTTTCGGAGGAACCGGATCACAGATGCCGGGACCCGCGCATCAAACCGCTTGAGATAGTCGACCGGGACGCCAAGGGCTTCCGCAATCTTGTCCAGCTTGTCCGTGTTTCGGCGGTCGTGCTCCAGGTCGCTCAGGAAGGGAGCAGAGACCGCCACCTTCTCAGCTAGACGCCGAAGCGTCATGCCCTTGAACTCCCGGAGCCTCCGTACGGCTTCGCCCAAGGTTTCGCAGCATAGAACAATGTCCGCTTCGGTTGGCCCGCTCATCACGCCCCCTTCCGCTTCTGGTCACTCAGCGGTGCTTCGTTCCCCGTCGCTCCGTTCCGTCGCTTCTGCTGCACGGCCTTAACGAGGTCCATCACATAGTCGGGGATGGACGCACAGGTTCGGACTTTCCGTAGAACCTCATCCAATTCCGCCAGCTCCCGCTCCCGTTCCGCCAGCACAGCCTCAAGCTGTTCGGTGTGCTCCTGCTCTGCGATCAGCGCGGCCTTGGTTTCGCGGAGCTGGGCCTCATAGGCATCAAGCAAACCCTTTGCAGATGCCGCACCCCTTTCAGAGCATTCACGTTCTTCACGGAGTTGGGCAGCTAGTAGAGTTCCCGCCGCTCGCATGGAGTGCGGGAAGTCGGTGTCTTTTACACGCTGCTCCCAGGTGTCTTCATCTACGATGGTGATTATAGTCTCTTTCATCACTCACTCCAGAAAGGTTCGTTGCGGTAGATTTTCACCGCGTACGTGAACATCATCAGCGCAGCACCGAGCAGTAGCGCCAGCACCAAGAAGCGTAGATCACTCTTGCTCACGCGTCCTCCTCAGTTCGGGTAGCCGGAGCCACCACAGTCCGGGCAGGGCTGCTCAGTGAGCTTCCACCCCAGCTGCACCGAGATCTTGCCCCTCCCACCGCAGTTCTCACAGGGTCGCTCCTCAGCCTCAGCGAGAGCCTCCTGGTAGGCGGCGTGCAGCAGCCGGAACCGCTCAGGGTCAACACCGGGGACGGCGTCGGGGTGGTGGAGCAGCGAGAGCTGACGGAAGGCAGTCTTCACCTCTTCCACCGTGGGTGCAGGACCGAGACCGAGGAGTGCGGTGGCTTTGCTCACAGGGGCACCTTTGGTAGGTAAAGAACGGGCTCAAGGTCCGAGCGTAGATAGAGCGGGTGGCATGGGAAGTCATCCTTCGTCGTGCCGAGGCAGTGCACATCCTTGTGGACGCCGAGAAGGAGCAGCTCGTCCGCGTTCCGGTGAGAGCCGTGAACACCCCAGGCAGCCACGATCAGGCCCGCCTCGCGGCAGACGTTGAGGGTGACCTGTGCGTGGTCTCGGCCGAAGGGATCACTCACCTTCTTCATCTCGGCGGGGTTGGTGGCTCGGTAGCCGAAGAGGTTCACCACGCATACCGCTCCGTAACCCCACCGCTTGGCAAACCCCACGCAGCGACGGATCGTTGGATCATCTTTCGTCTCGTCCGCGGTCGAGGGGTTGAGGCCGATGAAGACGACGTAGGGCAGCGTCTCGTCCCACGTCCGCCACAGTGAGTAGCGGTACTTCCGATCGGGCGAGAAGATGGTCTCTCTATCTCTGTGACGCATACCAGGCCTCCATCTCTTCGGTGGCTGGTGAGAGGACGTGCTGAACCACCCTCCACTCACCGCGCTCAAGCACCTCGAGCACCCAGCCGTTGCGCGGCTCCTCGATCTCAGGGTGCTCCTTCGGCACCCAGTACTTCACACCGGCTTCACGGATGTCGGTGATAGGGTGGCAACACCATCGTACGTTCTCAGCGAGCTTGAGCATCATTGACTCCCTTCACCCTCTCACCGTGACGAGCGATGAGCAGCAACATCCGGTCGGTCCTCTCCTTCAGCGTCTCAGAGTTCTTTTCTTGATCATCATAGAGGAAGCACTGCCACCGGGGAAGGTTCTCGACGAGCTCATCACCCTCACCGAACACCACCTTCAGGCACCGGACGTGCGGGTTGAGGTTGAAGATCTTTTTCACGTCGTGGTAGAAGCAGGATCGTGCGGTCTTCGAGAGTGACCATCGCTCGATGGTGGGCAGCTGCAGGTTCACGTGATAGATGTCACCGAGCTTCTTCCTGGCCTCGGGCAGCAGTGGGTCGCGGTGGTAGGGAACGAGCCAGAAGATCTTCATGTGAGCAGCTCTCCTATCTTCTTCATCTCCTCAAGCACATCCTCTCTCGTGAGAGTACTGCCATCGGCATGATGAGGACCCATGCTCATGAAGAGATCAAGCATCTCTTTTCGCACGGTGTTGTCGAACACCAGAAAGGCCTCGGCTGGACCGATCAAGCGCACGTGAGTGGTTGACGGGTCACAGAGGGTGCCGGTGGCTTTGAGAACGAGATGCACATCACCTCGCGTGTCGGTGTCGAACCTCAGCACGCGCTCTTGGAGTTGAAGCTGGTCAATCTCAAAGTCCTGTGGTCGTGCACTAGCGATCGCCTCCCTTATGTCACGGTTGGTGTCGCAGAGCGCACACTCGTTCTCCTGGTTGCCGTGCCGGCAGCGTGGGCTCATGGTGTCTCCTTGTCTTTGAGAAGTGCGAAGCAGGTGGCTCGACCGAGGGAGAATGGGAGGACGGTCGGTCCGACGATGAGAGCCGCACAGAGCGCGAATATGTCACTACCGAAGATCTGATACACGAACCCCACCGAGAAGAGGTAGTAGGTGATGATCAGCAGCTCACTCATAGCAACACCTCCTTCATCTGATCTTGCTGAAGCTTAACAGCCACACCATCAACCACAACCGTTCGCAGGACTCGGGGATCCGCACGGCACTCGTTCTGGTAGGTCTTCCGGAGCTGGACCCAGCCACGCAGGTTGCCCTGGAGCTGAGGGAGCGTGATGATGTCCTCTGCGGTCGGTACCTTGGCGATGTGCTCGAAGGCGCTCCAGTGCCCAGAGTCACGCAAGCGGTCGTGGAGCTGAAGGTCCTTCTCTAGGCTCGGAGGTCCATCGAAGCTCTCGTAGGAGAGCCGGGCAGCGCGGGCCACCGCCACGCGAATCTTAACGTCTTCAGGCCACGCAGGATCCATCGAGTTGCCGAAGGGGACGTGCCACTCACCGGGCTGGAGCACCTGCGGCAGGCTCTCGTTGTAGAGTGACAGCATCAGGCTCGCCAGGGCGCTGAAGGTGGGATCCGCGTCAGGGTGGGCGCGCAGGGCGAAGAAGTTGTGGTGCCCACTCTCTACCATGGTAAAGAGCACGGTGATGTGAGACCAGGGCTCAGTGATGCGGTTGATCACCTGCTTGTGGGCGCCAAGAGCGATCATCTGCTCAGCGATGTTGACGATCTTGTTTCCCGCGCTGTGCCAGAGATTCTCCACTCGCTCTTGGATGGCGGGACTCAGCTCTTCCTCAGCCTGCATCCCCGGCTGGTTCTTCCCCCAGTGGGTGGGCGCGGCCGGGTTGTCTAAGATAGCCTGGACCCGCTTCTTCGAGGGGATCGCTCGGCTGCTGGAGGCGTTCCGGCTGGCCTGCCGGTGAGTCATGAGCTCGGAGTGGATGAACCGTGGGTAGGTCAGGAGCCACGTAGTCAGGCGGTGGTCTCCGCTGGCTTGCACGGAGTCGAGGAGGACCTTGGCCTCGATCATAGCACCTCCTTCACGTAGCCCTGCTGCATGAGAGCGAAGCGCAAGAACCCATCGGTGGAGCAGTGCACGGTGGCGCAGCCCTTCTCGTCGAAGGCCACCTGACCGTCCTCACCTCTCACCAGCCACGCGCTCCCGGCGAGTTGACGGATGGTGACGTCGGTGGCCTCGGCCGCATGCTGCTCGTTGCTGTGCAGCCTGACCTTGAAGGACTTCATCGCGCCACCTTCTCTTCTATCTGTTCACGTACTCGTGCTGCCACCGCCTTGATGTGGTGGGCCACCGCGTAGCAGAGCTCTCGCTCGGCGGGAGTGGCGATCCGGATGGCGGGGCGGATGAGGTGCTCTTCCTCGTTGAAGCCGACCGGTCGCTTGGTGATCCACCACCTGACCGCTGCCTCCACGATCTCTTTCTCTGTCGGGTGCACGTGACCTCCTCTGAGTTTAAACAACACCACCGAGCCCCTCACCATGAGAGGCCCGGTGGATGTGGTTACTTCGTGTCGTGCTTCTCGAGTGTGGCCACCAGACGATCGATGTACCACTTTGCCTTCTTCGAGTCCTTGAGCGCCTCGCCCTTGAAGGGCAACCGCCAGAGGTAGCCGATGATCGTGGCGCGGAGGTGGCTCACGAAGCCGTCATGACCAAGGGCGGCCTCTTGCGCGTCGATGCACTCGATCTCACCCCGGGTGTAGTGGGACGGGTGGTTGATCAAGTCCTCTTTGGCCTCGGCCGCTCTGCGACTCGCCCAACCGATGAAGTCGCCCTCATCGTGATCCATGCACTCAGGTTTTCGATCGAACTTAGGACTCGCTTGAAACTGAGGCGCGGCGCATCCACGAGTGAGAGAGGCATCGATCTTCGCACCCTCTTCAGCGAGTCTGTCCACGTAAGCGTCAGAGGCAAGCTTCGGGAGGATCACCACCTCTGTGCCCTTGAGCGGACCCTCAAGCACGGTGAACTTGCGGTGATCATCAGGGTTGACTCTGATCCTCGGCGAGAGCGCCTTCTGCCGCTCGCTGCGAGACGGTTTCATCGGTGCTCGAGGGTTCTTCTTGACGGCGCTGGCCATCACTCACCGCCCTTTCTTCTTCGCGGGCTTCTTCACGGGAGCCTTCTTGGCAGTTGCCTTCTTCGTCGGCGGGGCCGCCTTCTTGGCAGGGGGAGGAGCGGGCTTCTTCACCGCCTTTGCGACGGCATTGTCCTTCTCCTTCTTAGGGTCAGGTTTGGGCTTCTGCTTGGCCGCCTTCTCAGCCTTCTTTGCCTCCTTATCGATGATCGTGAGGCCCTCAGGCATCTCGAAGTCTTCCTTGTTGTCCACAGCCTCGAGGAGACCGTTGAGGAAGGCGAGGAGGACGGGCTTCGCTGACTTCAGCTCCACCGGGTCGATCTCCACGTCCTTCTTCTTGACATCCCTCTCCTCGACCATGGCCTGGCGGAAGGCCCTTGCTTCCCCACCCGTGCTAGCGAGACGGACGCAGCCGGTGGTCTTCACCATGTACATGCGCATGTGGCTACTCCTGACCAGCGGGAGCGAGCTTGGCCTCGAACTTCTCGATCTGCTTGTCCAGCTTCTCGATCGTCTTGCCGCTCGCAGCCGAGGCCTTCTCGTACTGCTTGGTGAGGGAGGCGAACTCCTTCTCAGCCGCCTTCTTCTCGCCCTGGAGCTGCTTGAGCGAGGCCTTCAGTTCCTTCGTGTTCTGAGCCATGAGAGGCTCCTTCGTAGAGTGGCTCGGCGCACGGGCCGGAGCCGGGTTAAGACTTAATCGAGCACATCAGTTAGCTTTTTCCAACCGTTCTCTTTTGCCCATTCGATGAGATCACTGGTAGAACACTCATCAGGCTTTGGTTGGGCGCGCACGTCAGGTAACCTCTTCACAGAGTCGTGGATGATGTTGATGAGGTACTCACGACACTTGATGCAGAGATCGACGGTGGCGTCGTGCTGAGCCACCGAGGACTCGGGGCAGGTGAGCAGGATACGGAGCTGAAGCTCACGGGTGACGGGACGAGAGCAGCGATCACAGCTGAACATAGTGGCCTCCTTACGGGTTCAGGTTCATACGAGGGGTACCCTGACGCGTCATCTTAGTTCTCATCAGTCTGTGGACTCGCGCCGTGACTCAGTGCTTGATCGCCCTCACAGAGGACCCGTGCCTGGTGCACGGCGTTGTGCAGCGCGTTGTGGTGGGTGCCCTCACGGGCCACGTCTACCAGAGGGAGAAAGGCCTTCAGCGTGCGGTAGCACCGATTGTTGTAGAACTTCCACGGCGCCTCGAGACCGAGGCTCTTGTAGGCGCTCGCGAGGATCACGTTGTCGAAGTCCGAGCCGTTGCCCCAGACCCGCACGTCACCGGAGAACTCTCGGTTGATGAAGCTGTGAAAAGCGTGCAGCGCCTCTCGCAGAGAGACCCGCCTCAGCTCATCGGTGAGCTCGGCGCGAGCGGCGTCGGACTGCTTCAACCACCACAGCACCGTGCTCATGTCCACGACACCACCCGCAGCGACGCTGCTCTCAAGGCTGATAGCATGGTAGAACGTGTCGCCGAGCTGGCCGGTCTCCGTGTCGAAGAACACCGCACCAAGCGCAACGATGGCTGCAGTAGGGCTCGTGCCCATGGTCTCGAGGTCGATCATCAGGTCACGCATGAGGGTTCTCCTCTTCGAGCTTGTTAAAACCTACACAGTCGGCGATGCCGCGTTGACTGGATTCGTTACAGGTATGGGCCGCGAGCATCCTCTCATACCCGCTCTCTTTCATGAGGTCAAACTCACCAACAGAAAACAACTGATCACACCGTCGGCACCTGTAGACCCTGATCGCTCTCATGCGTCACCCTGCTCCTTAAGAAGGTCGCGGTGAGGTTCCTGGAAGCCAGTGGGTTTCTTCCCGTCTCGGAGGACGAGCTTGGGCGCCTCCACGAAGTCGCGGAGCTTCTCGTCGATGAAGCGCTGGGCCACCTCGTTCGGCGTGGCACCGTAGATCCCCTGCGCCGAGAGCGAAGTGAGGAGTCGCAGCGACTCATGGGAGAGGGCGAGCTTGAGCTCCTTAAGGCTAGGCATCGGTGGCCTCCTTGGGCGGGGCCTTCGGGGAGAAGGTCAGGGTGAAGGGGTGGGTGGTGTAGCTCACGGCACCGAGCGCGTCGGTGAACCTCAGCATGCGTGAGCGCTCGTAGAGGCAGACGTCACTGACACCCACGAGCACGTGCACCTCACCACTGGGGAGGTACAGGCAGAGCTTGTCGGGTCGCTGCTGGAAGGTAGAGACGTGGTCCTCAGCGACGTGGTGGATGCTGTGCTTCAGGAGCTCATCAACTTCTCTCACGGCAGCTCCTAGTCTCGCACGAAGTCGAGGACCTCACCCGTGGAGAGCATCCCCTCGTAGAGGACAGCGCTCGTGGGTGTGATCATGACAGCGACGTGAGGGTGGTACTCCTCACAGAGGTGCTGCAGGAGTGGGCGGACGAGCTCCTGGAACCGCTGCTGACGGGCCTCGTGGACTGAGTGTGGTGTGGGCATGAGCGCCTCCTTTAGGTGATCGAGTCGATGTGCTTCGTGGCCTGGGCAGGTGTGGCTCTTGCCCACCTCCCTTCGTTGCGCACGACGAAGTAGCGGTGGACGCCCCTCTTGGTACGGAGGGTGATCCCATCTCTGAACAGTGGCACCCCACTGCGACGGAGCTCACGGCCGAGACCGTTCGCCGTGGCCGTCCTCCCGCCCGTGGGGTCGTAGTACCTCAGCAGCTCGTGCGCGGTGAAGAGATCGCCCACCACCGGCACCTTCCCCACCCTCAGCACGCTGCTGGGGTCAGACCGCAGCTGGGCAACCCACGCACCGAGGTCGGACTTCACGTCACTGATCATGTTCTCCTTCGCCATCGTGGTCAGCGCCTTCGCGTTCGGGTTGAAGTCACCCAGGGGTAGGCCGAGGAGGTAGTGGAACACCGCGCGAGCGAGCGCCTTCTCCTTGTCGTGCTTCAGAGCCCAGTCATAGCGCTGGTAGAACGCATCGGGGAGTGGGTCGACCATCACCTCCCAGATGAAAGAGCGCCGGTCATTGTTCTCAATGAAGAAGGCGTCGGGCTGGTTAGAGGTGAAGAGGTAGTTGATGCAGTCTGGGATCTTGAACTCGGGAACGTACTTGATGTTAATCTTCATCTCAAGCTGGGTAGTCAGCGTCTTGAGGATGTCAGCGTGCTTCCTGCTGTCGCTGCCCGTGATGTCGTCAGCGAGGATGAACTGCTTGTTCTCGCCCCACGCGGTGAACGAGTTCTCCAGGTCCGTCTGCTTGATCTCGTTGAAGTTCTGCCCATAGATCTGACCCACCGTGTACCCGATGAGTGACTTGCCGGTGCCCTGCTTGATCCCGTGCAGGAGAACGTTCGTGAACAGCTTCTTCCCCGGGTGCTGGAGTGGGTAGGCCAACCACCTCAAGAACCACATCTTCTCCGCCGGCGACGTTCCCATGAACACGTGGTCGATCAGCTGGGTGAAGAGGCTGATGTCACCCTTCTTCGGCTCGACACCCCACCCCGGCCACGTGTTGAAGGCGCGGGTCTCCGGGATGATCTGGGGTGAACCAGGCACGTAGGTCAACCGGGAGGCCTCGGCCCTGAGTGGCCACGCCATCCACCTGCTCGCCACCGGCATCAGCTTCAGGGACACGCTCCCATCGGCCCGGACCTCGCGCTCTGCCGCTGCTATGTTCGAGAAGGCGTGGGACGTGAAGTTGTTCGGTGAGACCTTCTGGCTGGTGTCCCGGAGCAGGACGAGCCCCGGGTCGCGGATGTAGAGAGCCCGCTGGTTCATCTCCCAGAGCGGCTTAGCCAGCGTCAGCGCCTCCGCGTTGTCGTTGATCAGGTCCTTAAGCGCGTCCTTCTTCTTGCTCCGGATGAAGAAGTCGTCGAGCCCGGTCTTCCCACCGTCAGGGGTGAGGTCAGGGAGCGGCACGAAGTGGGGCTCGGCGCCGCGCTGGTAGAGCTGCTCAGCGAGGGCGTTCATCGCCATGCAGATGTGCTCGTTGGTCCTGAAGTCAGAGTCATAGATGATGAACACCGAGCGCTTGGTCCACACCACCTCCTCGAGCTCAGGGAGGAAGAGGGTGTTCAGCCGCGTGCTCATGAAGCTGCGCACACCACCGAGGCCGATGGTGGGGTAGCCCTCCTTGCATGCCTTCGCCGCCTTGAGCTCACCCTCGGTGATGATCAGAGGCTGGGTAGGGTCACTCAGCAGCTTGGTCCAGTCGAGGTTCGTGGGGAAGTAGGCGCACACCCCAGAGTCAGGTGGTTGGATGTAGCGGAGTGGCTTCTTCCCACCGGGGACGGCCTCGCCTCCCTTGAGGTAGCGGAGGCGGTAGAAGGCAGGCCACTTCGGGCGGGGTGTGAGCGGCTTACCCGTGAGTGGATGGAAGTAGTTGATACGGAGGGAGGGGAGCGCCTTGAAGCAGTCCTCCAGCTTTGCGACCGCTGGTCCCTCTAAGACGTCGAGCCTCAAGATCTTGAGGTCAGCCTCAGCGAGCCCTGATGAACGGAGCTTCGCCAGCGCCAGACCACGTGCCTCAGATGAGGTGGCCATTGGTTACTCCGCGAGCTTGAGCCGTTTAACCGAGATGAGCTCGACGACGCCTTCGTTCTCGCGCTCGAGGTTGATGGTCCCCTTCATCGAGAGCTGAGAGCGGAGGGTGGAGACCTTCCAACCCAGCTCCTTGGCCATCGCCTCGATGGTGCGGACGGTGTAGGGCTCGCCGCCTCGCACTGTGACCTCGAAGAGCTGGCTCTCCCTGAACTTCTTCCAGTGGGCACCCCGGTAGTCACGGAAGCGCTCGGCGTAGAGAGCGGTGAGTGATGCGATCTCATCGAGCAGCTTCTTGTCCTTGAGCGAAGGACACTGATCGACGAGCTTCAGCATCACCGTCTGGTAGCGCCTGACGAGAGCGTTCTGCTGGGCCCTGTAACCTGCCATGGAGACACCTCAGTGGGGTGGGTTGAGAGGAGGGTGCCGGGTGCGCGATGAGTGATGGAGGTCAGGACGAGGGTCAGACTACCATCAATAAAGTCACCTGTACAACTTTATTTGCCAGAGTGGCACAGCGAGTGGAGGAGGCTGGTGGAGGGGTGGAGAAAGGCGAGGGAGAGGAGAGGTGCCTAAGTGTTAGACTGGTCTTTTTTGAGGAGTGATGATGGAGAAGAGAAGAGAGGGGTGATGGGTAATGAGGGTGTCTCACGAGGTCGCGAAAGAGATACGGGATACCAACGTGGAGATGATGAAGATGATGAAGCCCTGGTGGTGGGCCTGGCCGTGATGACTTTGCACTCTGCGACCCTGTAACTATGTACTCTGTATCTGCGTGGTGAACTATATATACTAATCATCCCTTTTACATAATACACCTCTCTATCTATTTTTTTCCTTTCTTTTCCTAAATATTTATAGAATAAATAAATACAAAGATACAAATATGATTGAGCACCTGTAAGTACAGGCCTTCGGTCAGTATCCGATCGTCGAAAACGATGAGATACATGAGATACAACCCGCTGCCCAAAGGTGACCGGAGCCCGATGGGTGCTAGACTTCTCACGTATCTCTTTGTGAGATCAGTTGTTCTAGCGGAGATGGAAGCGTTCCTCCCAGAGGCCCATATCAGATATACGATTCAACCTAGCGCGACCATCCCCCGTTTACATTGGTGCTCTCCGTGGCTCAGAACAGCGAAAATAAACCTAAGCCCAAGGCCAGAGTAGTTGGCCCTGTGGTGAAGCGCGCGAAGAAGCGAAAGAAGAAGCCCGCTGTGAACCTTCGCCACGTCAAGGAGCTCCCGAAGGACGGCGAGCCTTACGAGTCCAAGCTGAAGCTCAAGCGCAAGCCGGGTCGCCCGAAGAGCACGAAGCCCAAGAAGGCCGGTCCCGGTCGCCCGAAGAAGCTGATCACGTTGGAAGAGGCGAAGGCGAAGCTCAAGCCGAAGAAGGCACCCTTCGACGCGGAGAAGGCGTTCCAGGAGAACCAGAGGCGCCACGAGTCTCGGATGAGCCCGCACCCGTCTCAAGAGCGCACCGGTGGTGTGAACAACTCGCGGCCTACGAAAGCGCAGTACGAGAAGTTCTTCAAGGTGCTCGGTGAGTGCGCCAACGTCTCGCGCGCGTGTGAGCAAGCTTGCATCTCACGTGACCACGTCTACGATGTGAAGCGAGCGGACAAGGAGTTCTCGAAGCGGTGGGATGACGCCTACGAGCAGGGCTTCTACAAGTTTGAGGAAGAGGCGGCCCGCCGTGCCTTTGAGGGCTATGAGAAGCCGGTCTACCGCAACGGTGTCGTGGTGGACTACGTGAAGGAGTACAGCGACACGCTGGTGAACCTCATGCTCAAGGGCCGCATGCGGAAGATCTACGGTGACCGCCAGGAGATCAAGATCGACCGCTCTGGTGATGCTCCTTACGCGAAGCTCAGCGATGAGCAGCTCGATGACCTCATCAAGAAGCAGCTCGGGGAGGACGACGAGTGACCACCGCTCTCATCTCCACGCTCTCCTACACGGAGAAGGTCGCCCTGATGAAGGTGATCGAGGAGAAGGCGCGGCGGAGCCTCATCGCCTTCACGAAGTACACGAAGCCTGACTACAAGATGGGGTGGTTCAACAAGCGGCTCGCTCATGAGATGGACCACTTCCTCGATGACGTGGTGCACGAGCGATCACCTCGGCTGATCATTGAGGCCCCGCCCCGCCACGGGAAGAGTGAGCTGGTGTCCAGGCGCTTCCCCGCCTACGCGCTGGGCCGCTACCCTGATCTCTCCTTCATCGGCACGTCGTATGCCAGTGACCTCGCCTCTCAGATGAACCGCGACGTGCAGCGCGTCATCGACTCCCCGGAGTATGGAGTCCTCTTCCCAGACACGCGGCTGTGGGGCAGCAACATCAGGACGGTGGCTGATGGCTCTTACCTGCGGAACTCGGACGTCTTCGAGATCGTGGGCCACGCTGGCGTGTACAAGTCAGCGGGCGTCGGCGCTGGCATCACCGGTCGAGGTGGCCGCGTGCTCCTCATCGACGACCCAGTCAAGGACGCAGCAGAGGCGCACTCTGAGACCGTGCGAAAGGGCATCTGGGAGTGGTTCAGCACCACGCTCTACACACGCTGCGAGCCCGGTGGTGGTATCGCGGTGATCATGACCCGCTGGCACCTCGATGACCTCGTGGGCAAGCTCCGTGAGAACATGAAGAAGGGCGGAGAGCAGTGGCGCATCGTGCGGTTCCCCGCTATCGCTGAGGAAGACGAGTTCGATGAGGACGGCACGCTGTACCGCCATGCTGGTGAGTGCTTGCACCGGGCGCGGTTCGATGAGGCTGCCCTGAAGCGCATCGAGGTGGGCACGGCGGATGAGGTGGGCGTGGGCTCACGCACGTGGGCAGCGCTCTACCAGCAGCGTCCCGCCGCAGCCGAGGGCAACATCTTCAAGCGCGAGAACTGGCAGTTCATCAAGCCACCCCGCGACCTTGAGCTGATGAGCCACAGCGAACGCGCCGCCTACTTCCTTCAGCTCGGCATCAGGTACGTGGTGCAGGGGTGGGACACCGCGCTCGGTGGGAAGAAGAAGAATGACTTCACCGCGTGCACCACGCTCGGTGTGGCGAGGAACCGCTACTACATCATCGACGTGTGGCGGGGCCGTCTCCAGTTCCCCGACGTGCTCAAGCAGGTGGAGCTGCAGTTCGACAAGTGGCGGCCTACTAGGGTCGTCGTAGAGGGTGGTGGCTCAGCGAGTGGCAAGGCCACGGTGCAGCTGCTCACGCGTCAGACCCGCATCCCCTTCAAGGAGGTGCCCACGGTGATGGACAAGGTCTTCCGCGCTGACCAGATCAGCCCCACGCAGGAGGCGAAGCTGATCACGATCATCCAGGGCGGCCAGTGGCCGTCGGGGTTCGTCGATCAGTGCGCCAACTTCCCAAGCATCAAGATCGACGATGACGTAGACTCCTGGATGATCGCGATGGAAGATGCGATGAAGAGCAGCAAGCGTGAGATCACCGACGAACTTCTCGACAGGATAGGGTGACGCATGACTCACATGTTTGACTTCATCCGCTCTCGCTTCTGGCCAGTAAAGACGCCTGCGCCTCACGTGAAGACGCCTGAGGAGCTCGTGCAGGAGAAGCGTGAGGCGTTCAGGGACAACGTGCGTCGCGCCGTGGAGGTCTACCACACCGAGCTCGGTGCTGGTGGTCTGGTCTTCCCGCGTTTCCCGTTTGAGCCCTACACCCCGCCCAAGGGCGTAGCCCCGGCTGGCAGTGTCCTAGCGCTGGACGTGGCGTGGCAGAACTTAGCGAGTGACGCCAACGTGAGCTTCAGCTCGGTGCTCACCACGATGAACGGGATCACCTCTTCCGTGCTCGACGGCATGGGCTTCCCAGGCTTCCCCTTCCTCACCGAGCTCACGCAGCTGACTGAGTACAGGGACATGTCAGAGCGCACCGCGGCTGAGATGACCCGCAAGTGGATCGAGCTGCGCAGCATCTCCCAGGACGACAACAAGGAAGACATCATCGAGATGCTGGAGGGTGAGCTCAAGCGCCACGGCATCCGTCACCTCTTCCGTCAGGCCGCGGTGCTCGATGGCTTCATGGGCCGCTGCCAGCTGTTCATCAACCTCGGTGAGGTGGCTGGCCAGGAGCTCGAGACGCCTCTGATGCTCAACCCCTTCAAGGTGAAGAAGGGCTCGTTGCGTGGGTTCAAGCTCGTTGAGCCCATCACCACGTACCCCGCTGAGTACAACTCTAGCAACCCACTCGCCTCCAACTACTACAAGCCGAGCGCGTGGTTCGTGTACGGGCAGAAAGTGCACGACACGCGACTGCTCAGCTTCGTGTCGAGGCCGCTCCCCGACCTCCTCAAGCCGGTGTACAACTTCTCTGGCATGTCACTCAGCCAGCTCGCGCAGCCCTACGTGGACTACTGGTTCGGCACGCGGGACAGCGTGGGCAAGCTGCTGAGGAACTTCTCCGTCACCGTGCTGAACACGGACCTCGACATCCTCCTCGCGCCTTCCGGTGATGAGCTGTTGCGTCGCACGAAGATGTTCACCCGGATGAGGGACAACCAGGGCGTGTTCCTGCTGAACAAGCAGACGGAGAGCCTGGAGCAGCTGAACGTGCCGCTGTCAGGGCTCGCTGACCTGCAGGCCCAGGCCCAGGAGCACATGGCTGCAGTGGCCAAGACACCCTTGGTCATCCTGCTCGGCATCACGCCTAAGGGCCTGAACGCCAGCGCTGAGGGCGACATCCGGATCTACTACGACTACGTCGCTGACCAGCAGGACAAGCTCTTCCGGCAGAACCTGGAGGTGGTGCTTAAGGTCATCATGCTCGACAAGCTCGGTTACGTCGACGAGGACATCACGTTCGACTTCGTGAACCTCTACGAGATGACCGGCAAGGAGCTCGCGATGATCAGGAAGAGCGACTCTGAGGTCGACGCCACCTACATCGACAAGGGCGTGATCGCGCGTGAGGAGGTCAGGGCCAAGGTCGCCACCGATCCTCAGTCGGGGTACGACAACCTCGACGTCGATGAGGTGCCACCTGAGCCCGTGGTAGCTGCTCCTGAGAAGGGGAAGAAGCCGGGTGAGACCGACTCGGTGACCGCTGAGGAGAACAACCCAGGAGCTGCGGACGTAGCCCTGGACGTGATGGCCCACGCAAAGAGACTCGCTCAGGACGGCGGCTTCCGGGGGAACCAGTTCCTCGGTGGCTACCCCGACAGCGAGTACCCATCCTCGGTGGCGATGCGACTCAGTGGCGCGGCCACAGCCGCCTCTCGCAGCGCGAGGAAGCTAGGGACAGGGCGCGCGCACGCAGCGGCTCGGTCCGCGCACAGCCGAGCCCTGAAGGCTCACCAACGCGCCCTGTCCCTAGCGCCTGACTCTGACAAGCATGTGCACGAGGGCTACATCCAGGCTCACAACGTCGCGTGCTTAGCCCACGGAGGTGTGGTGTGATCATCAGCTTCCTCTACAAGTGCCGGCGCTGTGGACAGGCCTATCACCGGGTACTGCCCGAGGGCACTGAGCCACTTCTTGCCCAGATCTCCATTCACGAGTGCGGAGACACCACCGCTGATGGCCACCTCGTTCGCGGCATGAGCGAGATGATCGGGTTCAACGAGACCAACGAGGAGGACGCATGAAGAGCGTTACGCGAGAAGATCTTGTTGTGCATGACTCCAACCCTGAGGGCGTCAACCAGTACACCGGTGCCGCGAGTTCAGCTAAAGAGGCGTCTAATAAGGCCGCTCAAGCAAACAGACTTGGAACAAAGGGTTCGAATCAACGAGCTGCATCAGCTCACACCAAAGCATATCAAGCACATCAAAAGGCGGGAGATTTAGCTCGAACTGATGCCCAATCAGAAAAACATGATGCCGCATCTAGAAATCACATGAGTGCTTGGCGCGATCATGATGAGAGAAGCTAAGATGAAACTCCGCGCCCAGGGCACCCAGCCCATCCTGCTCACCGCCGTTCGCCCGAACGTGGGAGAGGCCGTGGCCTACCGGCACGCGCTGGAGCGGTTGATCGACGCGATGCACGCCAGCGTCTACTACTGGGTGCAGAGCGCGTGGCAGCGGAGCGGCCTGGCCCAGGACGCGCAGAGCCCGCGGGCTCAGCTCTCGGAGCAGATGGCCAAGCTCGCCCAGCAGTGGCAGAGCAGCTTCGACGAGCAGTCAGCGCTCATCGCCCGTCGCTTCGCGAAGAACAGCAAGCGGCAGCACGACGTCTCCTTCAGCTCCTCGCTCAAGGAGGCAGGGTTCGCGGTCTCCGTGCAGAGCCTCCCTGAGATCGACTCCGTGCTCGAGGGCGTGGTGGTTGAGAACGTGGACCTGATCAAGAGCATCCCCGCCGAGTACTTCGAGGACGTCACGGCCCACATCATGGAGAGCGTGGAGAAGGGGCGCGCGATGAAGGAGGTGACCCACTACCTGCAGGACCGCTACGGGATCACGCGTCGCAGGGCTGCGCTCATCGCCCGAGACCAGAACAACAAGGCCTCTGCGCTCATCCACCGCGTGAGGCAGAAGCAGGTCGGCATCACTGAGGCGGTCTGGGTCCACACCACCGCGAGCAAGACGCCTCGTGAGGAGCACGAGGGGTGGGGTGATGAGGGCACGCGGTACAACATCGACGAGGGGATGTGGTCAGAGGAAGACGAGGAGTTCGTCTGGCCGGGTACCCCGGTGAACTGCGGGTGCACGTGCCTCTCGGTCGTGCCCGGGTCTGAGGAAGAGAGTGAAGGAGACGATGATGAAGTCGCTTAGTCCCACCAACCGAGGAGCTTGACCGTGCCCAAGCACCCGCTCATCCTAGCAGAAACGATCTCAGGTGTCTTTCAACTTCCAGATGACGGAGTTCCCGTGAAGCACCCACCTTTCTTAGCCCTCACTATCTCCGGCCTCTACCAGCTACCTGACAGCTACGGCACCGGTCCCTACCCCGTCGTCACGCTGGACACGATCACCGGTGCCAACTTCGGCCAGCTGCGTACGACGATGGATGGCGCACCTGTTCTCACCGCCACCCTCTCTGCCAACGATCAGGATGTCGCTGGCACCTACACGCTCAGGGCACGTGGCGCTCTGGTAGGCGGGGCCGGGGTCCCTGACGATGACCTCCTGCTCAAGTGGGCTGGGCAGACTCTCGGGGTGGCTGAGAGCTCTGAGCTCGTCCTCGCCTCTTCCTCAGACGTGGTATCTACCACGTTGCAGCTTGGCCTGACGCCTCCCGCCACCGATGCCACCAGCTCCACCGGGGTCGTGATCTTCGATCTCTACACCGACGGTGTTCTCACCCAGGAGAACGCGGCATCGCTGGTGGTCAGCTTCACATCGGCGGTGTCAGGGGTGTTCGACTCGCCCGCACCCGCGTACATCTGGGAGAACCTCGTTCTCGTCCAGGGGTACAGTGCGGCTGTGGCCGCTGGCTACTCACAGGACTCGACACTGAGTGTGCAGAACCTGCAGGGGTGCACCTTCACCGGCACCTTCACCCCTCAACCGGCGCCTACCACCGGAGACATCACACAGAGCCGCTACCTCACCGGGTTCTCCGTCTCCTACACCTTCACCGCCTGCCCGCAGCACTTCACCTACGCGGGACTGAACTACCCAGGCCTCGGTGGCTTCATCGTTGATGGGGCTGCGGCCTTCGTCGCTGGTGGGGTGCTCAACTCGGTCACGCCACACCGGGTGGTGAGTCTCGTTACCACAGGGGCACACCTCACTCACACCTTCAGCTCCGCTGACCCTACCATCGAGGATGCGGGTCTGATCGCCAGGCCCTACCGCGCGTTCAGGATCGTAGCCACGCCTGGGCAGGTGCTCACCGCTGTCAACACACTGGGTGCTGATGTGGTGATGGAGGTCCTGAGCCCCTATGCGATCGTGACCGAGAGCCCCGCCAGCACCTGGACGCTCACCGATGGTGGTGAGTACCTGATCCGCTACATGCAGACCACCGGCATGCCGGTCTACGAAGCCTACGATAGCACTCTCACCCTCACCTAAGGAGATCACCATGCACTACCGCAACGGACGTGAAGCTCAGAATGGCGATAAGATCGTGAAGCTGGAAGGTGGCAAGGTCGTGGCCTTCGGCACCCTGCAAGACGCCGTCCCCGGCAACGACTTCTGCAACGGCACCATCGTCATCGAGCAGCCCGCGAACGATTACGCTTGCCTCTGTGACTGCCTGCACGTCGATGATGTGGCTCAGCTCCTCACCGATGCCAACCTCAATCACCGTCCTGACGGCAAGTAGCTCTCACCAAGGAGAATCAGCATGTCACTCTCGGTGGTCCGCACTTCCAACCCCGCCTTCTTCAACCTCGTTGATGGCAGCAACCCCGTGGGCACCGTCTCGGGAGTGATGGTCCTTGACGGAGTGACCGGCAACCCGACGACACTGCCCACCGCGACGCGCACCTTCGTCAACACCGCTTACCGCTGCGTGTCAGCCTTCACGGGCGCGAGCGTCGGCGACCTCATCTTCCAGTCTGATGAGTACGACCTCACCACCTCGCCGGCGACACTCGTCGGCACCGTCTGGCGCAACGCGACGCTCAGCACCGTGATCTCAGCCCCGGCTGCGACGAAGATCGTGCCCATCAGCCTGCCCACGGGGTACTCCTACACCAACGTGAACGCGAGTGGGAACACCACTATCGCCGCGGGTACGCTCAAGAGCCTGACCATCAACCGCAAGGGCACGGTGGCCTCCACCATCACCGTGTACGATGGCACCGACAACACCGGTCCAGTGGTCGCCATCCTCGACTCCCTGAACCTCTCCGGCACCTTCGAGCTCGGTCCGATCACCCTGGTCACCGGGCTCTTCATCGTGGCCACCGGCACCGTGGGCCCGAACTACACCGTCGCCTACAAGTAGGAGCTGCCATGACCACCACGCTCACCCGCCCACCTCGCCAGGACGTCGTCCTCACCGACAAGCAGTCCGCCCGTCGCATCGACGAGCAGGGCTTCCTGCACGTGGATGGCTGCAATATCTCCAAGGCCTGCGTGAACCCCTACCGTGGCTCTGAGATCCCGAACTACCAAGCACTGGGTCTTGACCCGGTTAAGGTGTACCGGCTCTTCCGTGACCCTGAGGAGCTGGAGAAGGCGGCCGACACCTTCAACAACCTGCCGCTGATGGACAACCACATCGAGGTCTCGGCGTTCGACCTGGAGGACCCCGAGATCAAGAAGCACTGGGTGGGGAGCATCGGCAATGACGTCCGCTTCAAGGCCCCGTACCTCGTAGGTGGGTTGGTGGTGAACACCGCTGGCGCGATCATGGGTGAGCAGAGCAAGGAGCAGACCGAGCTCTCCTGCGCCTATCGCTACGAGCTGGACATGACACCTGGTGTCTTTGATGGCCAGGCTTACGACGGCCGCATGACCAACATCCGCGGCAACCACGTGGCTCTGGTCGATGAGGGACGCGCTGGGCACGATGTCACGGTGAAGGACTCTGCGAGCAAGCTCATCACCGAGGTGAGGTTAGACATCACCGACCTGAGGAAGATCGTCGATGAGAGTCTCCGTCCCATCCGCAGGATGCTCGGCCTGGAGAAGACGGGTGGTGTCACCGCTGATGAGAACCCTGAGGGCATCAACCAGTACACAGGCAATCAGCTCTCAGAGAAGGCTGGTTCTGCGAGTGAGAAGGCAGAGAAAGCGAGTCAGGGTGCTGGCACGAAGGCATCGTTGCAGAAGGCTGCGAACCTCCAGCGTCAGGCTGCCCAAGCTCACAAGGATGCTGCCCTGACTCACAAGGCTGAGGGAAATATGCAGCGGGCTGAGTATCATGCTGGCAAGGTCCGCGAGCACGGTGCCGCGCTTCAGCAGCACAACCAGGAGCTCTCAACGATGCACGACTCCGTCACTGCTGACGCCACACCCGACCTCGCCCTCGACATCATCAAGCACGTGAAGGGCCACAAGGACTCAGCTGGCAAGTCTGCTCCCTGGGTCATCGTCTCCGAGAAGACGGGCAAGGTCATCTGGAGCGGAGGCTCCAAGGAGGCAGCGGTGAAGCAGCTGAGGAACGTGGAAGGCCACAAGGCCGATGACAAGAAGATGCCGGTGCGCTCGAAGGGCGTGACGGTCGAGGATGACAACCCTGAGGGTGTGAATCAGTACACTGGTGGCAGCGGGAACGCCAAGGGCGGAGCAGCTTACACCAAAGCTTCGAACGAGGCCTCACGGCTCTCACGTCAAGCGAATCGCAGTGGTAAGAGTTCTCATCATATCGCCGCTGCCCAGGCTCATGAGAATGCCGCAAGAGTTTCTCTCAATCGAGAGAGCAAGGCTCGTCATGAGTCCCAGGCTCGCAACTACCGCACCTTCGCCGCTGGAGCTCACGATTCAATCACCATCGACACCTAACACCTATCAGAGGAGGCCAAGACGACGATCACGCATGATGATCACCCACAACACAACGTAAGACCGGCCAGCGAGCCGAGAGCAGGTAACCCAACCAACCCAAGGAGGCCCACCATGGCCCGAAAGATCACCAAGCTGGGGCACACCGTCAAGGGTGCTCTCGGTGCGTACATCCGCCCGCGTCTTGCGGCTGATGCCGCGTTCAAGCCCGGTGAGCTGGATCAGCTGCTGAAGGAAGTGCCCGTTGCATCCTTCAAGGAGCAGATCCCTCTCATCACTAAGTCCGTCAAGACCACCTTCAAGGACCGCTTCGCGGCCGACTCCAAGCTCGACGATCTCGAGGAGATGCTCGAAGAGCTGCAGGAAGGAGACGATCCCGATGACCTCGAGGAGGGAGAGGACAAGAAGGCCAAGGACAAGAAGGGCGGCGCCACCGACGAGGACGACATGGGCGAAGACGCTGAGGAGAACCCCGGCGAGAAGCTCATGAAGATGCTCGGCACCTACGACATCCCCGATGATGACCTCGAGACCCTCAACGGCCTCATCAGCTCCATGTCCAAGGCTGGTGGAAAGGACAAGAAGGCCAAGGACGAGAAGAAGGACTCCAAGATGAAGGACGAGAAGAAGGATGGTAAGAAAGACGACAAGAACGATGCACCCATGAAGGAGGTTCCCGTGACCAAGCCCGCGATGGATGCCGCGATCAAGCTCGCGTCCGACACCGCCGCCAAGGAGACGCGCAAGCAGCTCGCCGAGCTCTATGACGCCGCCGCGAAGGTGAAGCCCTACGTGGGTGATATCAACGTGCTCGCCTTCGACTCCGCCAGCTCCATCTTCAAGATGGCTCTCGACGCGCACGAGGTCGAGACCAAGGACGTCCACCCCAGCGCCTACAGCTCGCTGCTTCAGCTGATCGACGCCAAGACGACCAGGGCCTCCAGCCCCGCCCTGGCCACCGACGCCGCTTCTCAGGCTGACTTCGAGAAGCGCTACACCCACATCCCCGCCCGGGCTTAGGAGGATACAACCATGGGTTTCCAGAATCAAGTCAACCTTCAGCCCGCGCCTGGGGTAGTGGGCGCCATCGCGTCCATGAACCCTCTCGCCACCGTCGATGCTGGTCCTGGCGGTCTCACCGCTGGTGCCAACGGGGTCGCGGTCGGTCGCTTTGCGTGGAACACCTACGCCGTTGCCGGTGGCCCCGGTGTCGCCAACAACACTGCTGGCGGTGTGCCTCGCAAGCCGGACGGCTTCATCTCCAACCAGCAGCAGGGTCTCATCACTACGTACCTCGCCGAGAGTGGCCTGCTCATCCCCAAGGGCAAGGAGGTCACCGAGCATCAGCGTGGTGACTTCTGGGTTTCCAGCACCCTGTCCGAGGCGGTCCTTGGCTACAAGGCCTTCGCCAATCTCTTCAGCGGCCAGGTTCTCATCGCCGCCGCTGGCGCCTTCCCGGTGAACGTGGTCGGGGCCGCTGCTAGTGTCACCGCGAGCACCGTCGCTGGTTCCTACACGATGACCATCTCCGCTACCGGCACCGCCGGTGTCAAGGTGGGTCAGCTCGTCATCGGCCTCGGTGTTCCTCCGAGCACCTACGTCGAGTCCATCGGCACCTACAACGGCACGTCTGGTACGATCTTCCTGTCCCAGGCTGCCACGCTCACCGAGACCGCGAAGACCTACACCACCGCTCTCCCTGAGGCCACCGGTGGCTGGTCCGCCTCAGACGTCGACCTACTCACCACGAACATGTTCGTCGAGACGCTCACCAACGGCGTCATCGTCCCCGGGCAGATCGTTTCCGGTACCGGCATCCCCGCTGGCACCTACATCGTCGCACAGGTGGATGGCACCCCCGGCGCTGGTGGCAACTACACGCTCTCCGCAAGCTGCACCACGGAAACTGCGGAAGCCGTCACCGGCTCCGCGTGGATCGAGACGGACTGGTACTGCAACAGCGCCGGCAACGTCATGGACCTCGTCAAAATCGGCGTGCGGAACTAGGAGGCCGCCCACATGCGACAGAACCCTCACATCTCTCTCCTGGCTGACCGCTTCGGCATCGTCTTCCCAGGCGCGACCGACTACCGCGACTCCCAAACCGGCCGCATCGCCGCTGATCGCCTCATGGCGTTCGATGCCGCCCCCACCAACGCTCTTCAGGCCCAGATGGTCACCGCCCCTAACTCGGGCGTGCCCTTCTACCTCACCAACTTCCTTGACCCTGAGCTCACCCGGGTGCTGACCGCACCTCTAGAAGCTGTGGAGATCTTCGGAGAAGCCAAGAAGGGCGACTGGACTACCGACACCGCCACCTTCCCCATCATCGAGTCCACCGGTGAAACGTCCACCTACGGCGACCTGAACAACAACGGTCTGTCCGGCGCGAACGCCAACTTCGAACCTCGTCAGTCGTACCACTACCAGACCTTCACCCGGTGGGGCGACCGCGAGCTTGACAAGATGGGCACCGCCAAGATTGACTGGGCGGCCGAGCAGAACGTGGCCAGCGCCCTGACGCTGAACACCTTCCAGAACAACAGCTACTTCTTCGGCGTGCAGAACCTGGACAACTTCGGTCTGCTCAATGACCCCACGTTGCCCGCGCCGATCGTCCCTCTCGCCTCTGCCTGGTCAGCCTCCACCGGCTTGCAGATCTGGGCCGATATCCAGAACCTCTATAAGCAGCTCTCCCGCCAGACCTTCGGACTCGTCAAGATGACCGATCCTCTGGTGATGGTCATGGATCCCTTCACCGTGGCCTACCTCCTCACCCCGATGCAGAACGTCTACGGCAATGCCACCGTCGCCCAGATGATCAAGGAGAGCTTCCCGAAGCTGGTGGTCAAGACCGCTCCGCAGTACGTGACGGCCGCTGGCAACCTCGTGCAGCTGTTCGCTCCTACCATCAAGGCTCAGAAGGTCGGCTTCAACTCCTTCACTGAGAAGATGCGCGCTCACGCCATCGTGCGCGACACCTCCTCGACCTACCAGAAGAAGTCTGGTGGCACGTGGGGCGCGATCGTGAAGGTCCCCGCCGGCATCGCTCAGCTCTTGGGCGTGTAATCAAACAACGAGAGCCGAGGCAGCGTGCTTCGGCTCTCACTCTGATCCAAACAACCATACACCACGGTGAAAAACATGGCTGAAGAAAAGAACTCCGGAATGGTCCTCGTCGGCTGCAAGCTGCCGCACGGTCTCAACCTCGACCTCTATGACGCTGGCAACAACCTCAAGCATCGTCAGAAGCTCCGCGGGATCATGGGGTTTCACATCCCCAACCCAGATCGGAAGTTCGTGAATCCCGAGACCAGTTTTGGGCACACCATCACGCCCGTGCCCAGGGCTCACTGGGACGCGTGGCTCGAGAAGAACAAGAATCATCCTGCGATCGTCAACGGCTTCATCTACGTCGCGAAGAGCCAGAGTGACGCGGTGGCGATTGCCAAGGAGCACGAGAACGAGCTCACCGGAGCTGAGCAGCTGGACCCCAAGAAGCAGGGTGACGTCGTGAAGCTAGACGAAGACCCCCGACCCCTCGAAGCCCGCTAGCGGAGGATGACATGGCTGTAGTCAAGTTTGATGAGGCTGATTTCCTCAATGAGTACCCGGAGTTCACTGCCACCGTTGCCCTCTACCCCAGCAACAACATCGCGCAGCGTTGCTTCAACCAGGCGACACTCTACCTCGACAACCGTGACTGCAGCCGTGTTCCCATCCCGCCTCGCAAAGATCTTCTCAACATGCTCACCGCTCACATCCTGTGCATCCGCTTCGGCGTTCGTGGCAAGCCGCCCTCCGGGGCGGTAGGCCGCGTCGCCTCAGCTGGTCAGGGTTCGGTGAACGTGTCGTTGGAGATGGGGCCTGCCACCGATCAGAAGGCCTGGTACGAGCAGACACCCTACGGCGCTGCCTACTGGCGAGCCTCTATGGCTTACCGGTCAGCGATGTACGTGCCGCCCTGCCAGGAGCCCGTTGAGATCTTCCTGAGGGAGGGCTGACATGGGACTCAGTGGTGGCGCTAAGCTCAAGGCCTTTCTCGACAAGCTCACGAAGTCTGTCGGTGAGGGTCAGAAGGTGGTGAGGGTCGGTTTCCTCGAGAACAGCACGGCTGGCATCAACAACGACGCCTCAGCACCTGAGGTCGCCTTCATCCTCGACCGAGGGGCTCCGGCAGCGAACATCCCTCCTCGTCCCTTCTTCCGTCAGTTCATCGAGAAGCGTCACGTGAGCTGGGGTGGAACTCTTGAGGCCTTCCTGAAGAAGAATCACTACAACGCGAGGCTGGCGCTCCTCGGCACCGGTCTCGTCATGGGGGAGCAGCTGCAGCTCGAGATCACCGAGCTCACCGAACCCCGCAACAAAGACTGGGCCGTCAAGGCGAAGGGCCACACCAAGCCTCTCGAGTGGTCCAAGAACATGAAGCGTGCGGTGGCAGCTGAGATCGACGATGAACGTGTGCCCGTCGACTCCTCATCTGACTCTGCCGGGAGCAAGTGATGGACCTCAACTTCCTCGCCAACTCTGCTATCACCAGCGTCAACCCGAACATCACCGCTACCCTCAAGCAGAGCACCGGCTACACCACCTCTTCAAGTGGCAAGCGCACACCCGCCTACGCGACTACCACCGGCGACATCCAGGTCCAGGGCATGTCCGCCCAGGACCTCAAGCACACTGATGGCCTCAACCTCTCAGGGGTCCTCCGTCATGTCTGGTTCGAGGGAGACTGGGAGAGCGTCGTCAGGAAAGGAGCGAAGGGCGGTGATCTCATGATCTTTGATGGTGACACCTGGTTGGTGGTTCACGTCATGGAGACGTGGGCTGACTGGTCATCCGTCATTATCCAGCTGCAGGTGGACGCATGAGCAAGCCTGGTGTTGACATCACCGAAGAGCAGATCTTAGATGCTCTGCGAGCATGGTTGATCCAGTATCTGGACTGCGAGATCGTCCAGGCCCAGGACAACCGCGTAGCACAACCAGTTGGTCCATTTGTCACCATGACCGCCTTGAACAAGCCTCGGCTCTCGACCAACACTGAGACCTGGGACAGTGACGACAATCTTGTGAAGGATGAAGCTTCTCTCAAGCAAGGTATCCAGCTCGACATCTACGGTCCGCTGAGCGGTGACTGGGCCGCTACCATCTCCCAGATGTTTCGCTCGCAGCGCGCCTGCGAGTTCTTTGAGGCCTATAGCGCAACACCTCTCTACAATGACGACCCTCACCAAGCACCTCTCATCGATGGTGAGGAGCAGTACGAACAGCGGTGGACGATCGACGTCTACCTGCAGTACAACCCCACAGTGTCTTCGCCGCAGGACTTCGCCGACAACGTTGTCGTCGACATCCACGAAGTAGACGCCACCTACCCGCCCTCATAGGAGGCTCTCGTGATCCCAGCCAGTGATATCGTCAGCGTTGTCCCGAGCGTCCTCGCTGCGGGCGGCAACCCCTTGGCCCTGATCGGTCTCATCCTCAGTCAGTACAGCTCGCTTCCCGCCGGCCCGCCTCTGCCCTTCCCAGATGCGCCGTCAGTCGAAGCCTACTTCGGGCCCACCAGCCAGGAAGCGGTGATGGCCGACGTCTACTTCAAGGGCTATGACGGTGCGACTACTCGGCCCAACCAGCTCCTCTTCAAGCGCTTCGCCAGCGATCCCACCTCAGCCTTCCTGCGTGGGGCCGGCACCTCGCTCACCCTCGCTCAGGTCCAGGCCATCAAGAACGCAGTCAGCACCAGCAGTGCCTCCATCGCGGCCACAACCCTAACCATCGGTGGCATCTCGTCAGGCTCGTTCGTGGCTGGGATGCTGCTCACCGGTTCTGGCGTCACAGCTGGTACTCGCATCGTCTCACAGCTCACCGGCGCGACAGGTGGCATTGGCACCTATCGGATCGACACCTCTCAGACGGTCGCTGGTCCCATCGTGATCACCGGTGCCTACGATCTTACCGTCACGATTGATGGGTCACCCGAGACCTTCGACACCATCGACCTCTCTGGCGCTACCAGCCTCTCCGATGCGGCGAGTGAGATCGAGTCTGCCCTCGGTCTCGCCTCTGGTCAGGTTCAGTACAGCTCGACCTTCAGTGCTTTCGTGATCAACTCCGCCACCACCGGCGTCAGTTCCATTATCGGCTTCGGTTCTGAGCTGCTCGCTACCACCCTGAAGCTCACCGCCGCACTCGGCGCCGTGACCAGTCAGGGCACCGCCACCAACGACCCCGTCACCGTCATGGATGATGTGATCGCTGTCACTCAGAACTGGGTCACCTTCGGGCACGCCTTCGACGCCACCATGGATCAGAAGAAGGGCTTCGCCACCTGGACCAATGCTCAGGATGGTCGTTACGCCTACGTGCCGTTTGAGACTGACGTCACCGCAGCTACCAGCACTTACTCCGGCTTCATGGCCTGGGTCAAGACAAACAACATCGCTGGTGTCGCTGATGTCTACTTCAGCAAGGACAAGGCCGCCTTCATCATGGGTGCCATCGCCAGCATCGACTTCAGCCGCCCCGGTGGTCAGATCACCTTGAAGTTCAAGAGCCAGACCGGCCTTGCCGCCGACGTCAACGACTCCGTCTCAGCTGCAAACCTCACCGCCAATGGCCTGAACTACTACGGTGCATGGGCCACCGCTAACGACAGCTTCACCTTCCTCGCTGAGGGCATCATCTCCGGCCCGTTCAAGTGGATCAACTCCTACATCGGTGAGATCTGGTTGAACAACGAGGTCCAGCTCGCCTTCATGGTCCTCCTCACTACGCTCGGAAAGATCCCCTACAATGCAGCCGGTAAGGCCGCTATCCGTGCCACGCTCGGCGGCCCTGTCGCTGCTGGTCTTCTCAATGGTGTCATCGAGCCTGGTGTCATTCTCTCTCCATCGCAGATCCTCGACATCAATATCGCTACCGGTGTCCCCACCGCCGCGGACTCCGTCTCACGAGATGGGTACTACGTCTTCGTGGGTGACACCTCTCCGGAGCAACGAGCTCTCCGTAACTCCCCGCCTGTCTCCCTCTTCTACACGGATGGCGGTGCCGTTCATCGCATCAACGTCGCGTCTACCGACGTCCAATAAGGAGCCGTGAGCCATGGCCAACCGACGTACGATCACCTCAAGCAACATCATCTTCTTCCTTTTGGTAGAGGACCTGCTCTCAAACACGCAGATCCAGGGGTACGCCCCAGACGAGATCTTTGACTTCGGTGACATCCCACCGAACGAGGCCCTGATGGGCGCTGATGGTCTGCTCGCCGCTGGCAAGATCTTCACCGCCGTCAAGCAGAAGATCTCCTTGCAGGCTAACTCTCTGAGTGTGGACTTCTTCGATGTCTGGAAGCGTGGTGAGGACGAGTCAGGTGACAGCTTCCTTGCCACCGGCTACATCACCATCCCCAGCCTCGGCATGTCTTACACCTGCACAGGCGGGGTCCTAACTATGTACAAGCCGGTACCGGCCGCTAAGAAGGTCCTTCAACCATCCCAGTTCGAGATTACCTGGGAAAAAGTCGTCCCCTCAAAGGTGTAACCGATGATCAAGACCAAGCTCATTTCAATCCCACCCGATCCTACCGGCGAGAACCGTGATGCTGTGGCGGGGCGCATCTATCTCCTCACTGAGATGCCGGCATCTCAGGCTGAGATCTGGGCCTTCCGGATGCTGAACCTTCTGGCTGCCTCAGGCCTCACCATCCCCGACGAGATGCTCAACGCTGGCCTCGCCGGCCTAGCGGTCACCTTCTCTGGTGGTGACGTCTCTAAGATGTTCGCCAACTTCTCAGGTCTCGCCATCCCGGAGTTCGTGTCTCTCATGAACGAGATGTTCCAGTGCGTCCAGATCCAGTACGGTCACGCTGGTGCCCCACCCCTCTACCGACGCATCGTCGAAGAGGACATTGAAGAGGTCAGCACTCGCCTCAAGCTTCGGGGGGAGCTGTTCAAGATGCACATGGGTTTTTTGAAGGGCGCAAGGTCCCTCACCTCGGCGCCCCCAGCGGAGACGAGTCTCCCTTCGAGTACGCAAACATCCCAGTCCTCATAGGCATCATCATCTCCCGACGCCTGGCAACACTCCACGAGCTCCAAACGATCTACAGCGCTGAGGATGCCTACAACATGTTCGAGATCATCGCAGTCAATGACGCCAACGAACGTGCGGTTAAGGCGAAGGAGTAGTCATGGCTTCCATCATCGACGCATTCCTCGTAACACTGGGGATGGACACCACAGGCCTAAAGAAGGGCGTTCACGAGGCCGTGGAAGATCAGGTTCGGCTCCGTGAAGAGGCCTCGAAGACCGCTGACCACATGAAGCACAGTGGTGGTGAAGCTTCGGAGTTCTTCACGGAGCTCATCGGGAAGGCATCAGAGCTCTTCGCCATCTTCACCGGTGGCATGGAGCTGAAGGAGTTCATCCAGCACGAGAACGAGGCCGAGGTCTCCGCTGCTCGTTTCTCGCAGGTGCTCAAGGTGAACGTTGAGGACCTCGAGGCGCTGCAGGGGGTTGTTAAGCGCTTCGGTGGCAGCAAGGAGGGCTTCAACTCCACCCTCGGTTCCATCAACAAGAACCTGGCCCTGGCTCAGTCGGGTGGGAAGCTCGCCGCTCGCGCTATGCATCGCTTCGCTCTCTTCGGTATCGGGGCCGCTGATCTCAAGGGGAAGGACGCCATCAGCACCCTCGGTCTTCTCAGTGAGAAGCTGCAGAAGATGGACATCGGCAAAGCGGTCGGACTTGGCGCCCGGATGGGTCTGGATCAGTCGATGGTCCTGATGTACCGTGAGAGCGCTGGGCACATCGCTGAGATGGTCGCCCATCAGAAAGAGCTAGGTGTCGCCACGAAGGAGGAGACTGAGGATGCTCTGAAGCTGGAGGAGGCCCAGCTTGACTGGGAGGACTCGACCAACTCACTCGGTCGGACGATCAAGGGTCTTCTGATGCCGGTCATCAAGGGAGCCCTTGAGATCATGAACAAGATCGCGAAGTGGGCCCACGAGCATCCCGACGAGATCAAGGCTGCCTTCATCGGTATCGCTGCCGCGATCGGCGTGGTTGCGATCGCTCTCGTCCCCGTGGTGATCGAGCTCCTGCCCATCGAGCTCACCGTCCTCGCGATCGCCATCGCGGTCGGGCTCCTTACCTACGGCATCGTTCGTCTTACCCAGGAGTGGAAGAAGTGGGCTGCCGGTGGCAAGACCGAACTCGCTGGCTTCTTTGAGATCGCCACAAAGATCTGGAAGGCACTGAGTAACACGGTGCTCACTGAGCTGCGTACGATCTGGGACCTGGTGACCACCTACCTCTCGATCATCGGTGATGAGTTCAGTCTCTTCTTTGCTCTTCTCTCTGGGGATGACAAGAAGATCGAGGAGGCCTGGAGCAAGCTCTGGCACGATGTGCTCGATCTCTTCATCCTGATCAGGAACAAGCTGTACTACGAGTGGCTCGTGCTGAAGAACGCACTCGGTAGCATCTGGAAGGCGTGGTGGCAGCAGCAGAAGCAAGACGCTGCAAACGTGCTCGACTGGTTGGACATGCGTTTAAAGAAGCTCGGCCCCGTAGGCAAACTGATCGCTTTCACGAGTGGCACGGATGCCGTCGTCCCCTTCCTCGCTGGCAAGGCTCATCAAGCTCTCGAGCCCTCTCACCGTTCTTCAGGCGGGGCCTCGGGGGACTGGGGCACCAAGAAGGTAGAGACCCACATCGAGAACATCAACATCAACGCGCCCAACGCGACTGATGCCGCTGGCATCGGGCGTGCGATCGCTCCCACCTTCCGTAAGCTCGCGCTTGACGCTGACGCGGGGTTCTGATGGCCGCCGTAGACACCACAGGGTTCGTTCCCGAGGTCTTCGACAACACCTGGGGCGTCTTCGACTCTGCCAATCTCCCCGTGTTCGACGTGGACACGTGCGTTGAAGTAGGGCTGGATGACTCGTCCAAGGTCTCTGACTTCCCGGTGGAGCAGGGTGGCTTCGTTGACTACAACAAGGTCGTCCAGCCACAGCACTTCAAGCTTCGGCTCGCTGTGGGTGGTCGCACTCGCTGTGCGCTCTTCCTTGAGGCGCTGAGGGCAGAGAAGAACGGAGTTTTTCTTCGCAACATCGTCCTTCCTGAGATCTCCTACCTCAATGTGACGCTTGAGAAGTATGACTGGAAGCGCACTGCCAGCAGTGGTCAGAACATGATCATCGCAGAGACGAGCTGGAAGGAGATCCGTGAGGTCACCCCTCAGTACGCCACCGTCGCGTTGCCTGCGGCCAAGGTGAAGAACCCAGCCTCAGCCTCAAAGCCGGACACTGGCAAGCAACAAGAGCAGGACCCCGATGGGGTGAGCCACAGTCTCAAGGGTCTCACACTGAAGCAGGTCGAGGCGCAGTTCAACAAAGAGCGCGGACTGGAGTGATCAGATGATCTACTGCGATCTCACCGTCAATGGCCAGCCAGTCTGGTTCGGCGTGCCTTGCCTCGGTGGTGTGTCACTGAAGTCCGAAGCCTACCTCGGCTTCATCGGTGATCTGATCTTCACTGATCTCCAGGGCACCGGTGATCCCACCTTCGACGGTCTGGGTTCCCGCTTCCCACTTCTCTACTACGGTGACCAGGCGTTGTCACCAGTGATCGTCCCCCTGCAGGCTGTCCCAGCCCAGCAGTTCAGCATCGTTCTCAACGGACAGAACTGCATCCTGAGCTTCTACTACAAGACGACACCCTGCTTCAGGGTCGTCTACGCCAACAACTACGCCCGTGGTTACTACCAAGGAGCCTGCTGATGCCTCGCACATTCAGTCCTCTACTTCGCTCAGCCTTCCCGCCTGGTGAGGCAGGTGAGCTCTCCGCTGATCAGGTTGATTCGAACATGACCGGGGTGGTCGGCGTCGCCAACGCTGCCGCGAAGGTCGTCTACGCCGCGGATCAAACGGCGATGCTCGCACTCGACACTGCGGTTCAGGTGGGCGACCTCTGTCGTCGCGGTGATGTCCCCGGCTCACTCTTTGAGCTCACGGCACTGCCCGCCGCCACCCTCGGGAACTGGGACCAGATCGGGGGAGGCGGCGGGGGCGGCACTACGCCCCCTTGGATCACCCCTAACCCACTGACTCCCCCGCAACCGGCGGATTTCACCGAGGGGCAGAACCACGGCACCAGCGTGGATCTTCCGCTTGGGACGGGCGGGCAAGGTATCGTCGTGCTCGGCTCTGGTGTGACGCTCGACGTGGGGTGGGAGACGCTTGTGCAAACGTGGGCCAACGTGAATGGGTCTGTTGCCCACGCTTGCTTTCAGGCGCTTCTCGTGGGGCCTGACGCTTACGTGGGGCTTGTGCTGGCTGCGTCTGGCACAGGCAAGTTCGTGTTCTTCGGGTTGTACTGGGATGGTGTCGGGGCCCCTGTCCTTCGCGCCGAGAAGTTCAACGCTGATGGGACTTCTGCGGGAACCCTGGGGGCGGATGTCTCCGTGCTCCTGAGCGGAGAGCAGATGTTTGAGCTGAGCGTGACCTGCAACAACCCCAGTAATAGCTACACGCTCGCGCTTGGCAATGGCGGCGTCCCCCAGGCCGTAGGTATAAGCATTGACCCCTCGGCGCACCTTACGCCCGACCAAGTGGGGGTTGGTTGCACCAACGCGCAGAATGGAAGCTACACGGCCATGAACTTCGTCCACTGGAGCAATGCCTGATGTCCTCCTTCACCAAAAAAGTCCTCCAAGCCTGGGTCACCCTCGGCGAGGGGGATTTTGGTGCGGACACTGGGAACACTGTGATCTTCTCCGGCCTGCGCATGAGTGCGGAGATCGAGAAGGGTGGGCACCCGTCAAAGAACAAGGCCAAGATCAAGATCTACGGTGCGTTGCGTAGTCAGATGAACGCGGTGATGCCGAAGACCCACAAGCCTCTAGCTATCCGGAAGAACCTCCTTGCTATCTTCGCCGGTGATGAGGGTGCGAAGCCTGATCTGGTCTTCAGGGGTGAGATCACGAACTCACATCAGAGCTACCAGAGCCCGCCCAATCTCGACTTTGTGATCGAGGCCGCGAGTGGGTACTATCACGCGATCGCTCCCGCCACCCCAAAGAGCTACCAGGGCTCAACCAGTGTGGCTGAGATGCTGGGCACTCTCGCTCACGACATGGGGCTCACACTCGAGAACATGAACGTGGACGTCCACCTCGCTAGTCCTTACCTCAGTGGGAGCGCCTATCAGCAGGCGGCCCAGGTCGCTGACGCCGCCGACATCGAGTTCGGGGTGGATGATGGCGTCATGTTCATCACACCACGTGGTCAGGTGCGTAGTGGGACCGTCCCACTCATCTCCAAGGACACCGGCATGAAGGAGTACCCGATCTATGACTCCAAGGGTCTCAAGCTCCTGACGCTCTTCAATCCCGCTATCCAGCTTGGTGGTGCGATCAAGGTGGTGTCCCAGGTCGAGAACGCGACGGGTGTGTGGCGAGTGCACGGCCTCAAGCACCATCTCGAGTGTGAGCACCCGGGTGGTGCGTGGTTGTCAAACGTGCAGGCTTCTTATATTGGAGACCCATCATGAGCCAAGCGCGGCAGGATGGTGTCTTCCCTCAGCAACAGCTGGCGACTGACAACACCGACTTCAACGTTCTCTCCTTTGTCATCCAGCAGCTGCTGGGTCGAGTCAACGTGGCTACTCTGGTGCGGGTGGAGGCGGTGCACACCACGGGGCGTGTCGGTCCAGTCGGCTTTGTGGACGTGACACCTCTCGTGAACCAGCTCGATGGTGCCGGGCAGGCTGTGTCCCACACCACCGTGTACGGGCTGCCCTACCTGCGGAGCCAGGGCGGTGCGAACGCCGTGATCGTTGATCCGAAGGTGGGTGACATCGGCATCTGCGTCTTTGCCGACCGAGACATCTCGTCAGCGAAAGCGGCGGGTGCCCAAGCCACTCCCGGCAGTTTGCGTCGCTTCGACTTCGCTGACGGCGTCTACCTCCCCGGTTGGAACCATGCGACAGCTCCCGAGCGCTACATCGTTGTTGATGATGACGGCATCAAGATTGAAGCCGGTCCTCTTCTCGATGAGAACGCGGATGACATCCAGATCACCGCACGAGTCTCCTGCACCGTTACCGCCCCGGAGGTCACCGTAAACGCTACCGCGACAGCAACCGTCACCTCACCTCTCACCACCGTGAATGGCCCTGTGGTCATCAACGGATCTCTGAGTATCATCTGATGCCTAACAACGCAACCGCCACCGGCACCTTCAATGGGATGAAGGCTCCGTCTGATGCGTTGCCGTACCCTCAGGGTACGGCAGACCCAGGCATCAGCTCTTACGTCTCGCGAGCTGATCACGTCCACCCAGCTGGTGCGCCTGGACCCGTGTCACCAGTGCTGGTCATCGTTGGCGATGATGCGCTCGCAGCCCATCAGCCCTACAGACTGGTACTTGGTGTTGCCACGATCGTAACCAGTCAGGACGTGGCTGTACCCTTCGTTGACGGAGTCACACTCGAGAGCGGGGGCAGTGATGACACCGTCAAGGCGGGTAACCTCGGCCAAGCCGTCTATCTCACCGCAGGTACACTGCCTAGTGGAGATGTCTACTATCTCGGACAAGACGGCAAACTTACATCAACCGTTCCTTCCGCACTCGCTGGTGATCTCTGGCAAGTAGCGGTGGCTCGTAAGATCGACTCGACTCATCTCGTCTTCACCCCTCAAGAACCGATCGCCCTTTCTTAGGAGCCAGTCGTGAGCACGAAGAAACCTATCATCTTGGTGTCTGGTCAACCAACCCAGTACACCCCGCCGACAACCTCTGCTGGGTCTGGCAACGCTGGTGACATCCCTGGTCTGGATAGCAGTGGTCGCCTTGATACTACCTTCATGCCGGTGGGCGTCGGACCGGACACCATCACCGCCACCGCCTCACAGACCCTCACCGCCGGTATGTTCGTCAACGTCTATGACAACGCCGGGACCAAGTCGGTGCGGAAGGCGGTGGCCACCGACGCGACAAAGCCCGCCAACGGGTACGTCCTGGCCGGGTACGCCATCAGCGACCCTGCGACGGTCTACATGGGCAGCGGTCAGAACACCCTGGTGCCTGTCGGCTCCTTCGTGGCCGCGGACGTCGGAAAGCAGGTCTTCCTTGACCCGACGACCGGGGGATCGTGCACCCTGACGCCACCTAGCACCGCAGGACAGCTGCAGCAGCTCCTTGGTACTGTCTCAGATGTTGGTGCGACTGCCAGCGTCCAGTTCGACTTCTGCCAGGGTTACGTGATGTAGAGGGGTCGTCATGACCGCAAGGAAGTTCGTATCGCTCACCAGTGGCCAGCCTACGCAATATCAGGTCCAGTTCCACGACCTGATCGGCGTGGGCGAGGTGGCGCCGTCGAACCCCGCCTTTGGGTATCAGATCTCCTGGGTCGACAGCACCAGCGGGGTGCTCAGTATCAAGGACAGCTCTGGCACCACCTGGACGCCCATCCTTCAGGGGCAGAGCGGATCCGCGCACCAGTTCGCCATCGGCACCGCGACCACGGGTGGCGCCCTGCTCTTCGCGCAGCCCGACTTCACGGATCTAACTGGGGCGGCGACAGCTGGACAGTTGCCAGCACTCAATGCCATCACCGCGCCAACGGCAGATCTAAGCCTCAACGGTCACAAGATCACGAGCCTTGCTGATCCAATCGGCAACCAGGATGCCGTCAATCTTCAAACCCTGATCTCCTATCTGAACGATCAGGACAGTAAGGCTGAATGCGCCTATGCGACGGCGGCAGCCCTTGCGGCCAACTCGTACGCGAACGGTTCTAGTGGTGTAGGCGCTACGCTCACCGCTTCCGCAAATGGTCCACTCATCATCGACGGGATCACCACGGTTCTCGCGGCAGCGGGTCTGCGTGTGATCGTTAACAACGAGACTGGCTCTCACAACGGCATCTACACGATCACGCAGCAAGGCATCATCGCCGTGCAGCCGTGGATCCTCACTAGGGCTACGGACTTCGACCAGCCTGCTGAGATCAATCCTGGCGACATCATCCCGGTCAAAGCTCCGAGTGGGTTATCGGCGGGACTCACGAATGATGGCAAGGTCTTCATCACGGTAGCACCTAACCCATTCACGGTTGGCACCGACACGGTAAGTTTCTCGATCACCGGCAACACCTATTCTGCTGGCACCGGACTAACACTGACGGGCACGTCCTTCTCCGTGAACTACGGCACAACCGCCGGGACATCCTGTGCTGGAAACGATTCCCGACTTGGCGATGCCCGGACCCCCGTTGGGACCGCACTCCTGTCCGCCAAGTTCTGGGTGGGCAACGGGTCAGATGTCGCGGCGGCCGTCAGCCCGACCGGGGACGTGACCTTCGATAACGCCGGCGTCTTCAGCATCGGCGCCAACAAGGTGGTGACGGCGAAGATCGCCGACTCCAACGTCACCTTGGCGAAGATCGCCAACATCGGTGATCAGACCCTCCTGGGCAACAACACCGGTGGTGCCGCTGCCCCAGTCGCCCTCACGGCAACCCAGGCGACGGCCGTGCTGAACGCCATGATCGGGGACGCGGGGTTAGGTGGGACCAAGGGCCTCGTGCCTGCCCCCGCCGCCGGCGACGCCGCCAAGGTGCTCTCGGGCGCGGGGACCTGGATCGCCAACGGCGGTGGGTCCGGGACCGTCACCAGCGTGGCTATGTCCGTCCCCAGCTTCCTCAGCGTCAGCGGCAGCCCCATCACGGCCTCCGGCACCCTGGTGGTGACCCTGGCCAACGCCAACGCGAACACTGCCCTCTACGGGCCGGCTTCTGGAAGTCCCGCTGCACCAACGATCCGAACCATGGTGGGTGCTGATCTGGTGGACCCCTTGGCAACCCAGAATCACAACTCTTCCGACCCATCGACACCTGCCGCTGGCTGGGCATCGATCTACTCTCGGCGCATGGCTGGTCTGACGATGTTGCGGATCAGGGGTGAAGACGGACAGGCCTACAACTGCCAACCCAGCCTTCATGACCTGTTCCAGTTCAACGGCGTCTTCTACAATGGAGCGGCGACAACCACCAACTTAGGTCTCGTTGCTACGGCCACGGGGACGGTAGCAGCTATCAGCCCTGGGACGGGTTCCTATTCAGGGTCGTGGCAGAGACTGAAGACCACGGCCACAGCGACTTCTAGCAACCTCAGTTCCGGTTACGTCTTCCCGGTCAACGCCAATCAGCCCGGCCCTTTCTGGGCTGCCACTGGGTCGAACACCGGTTCAGGGTTCTACGTCTCCATGGACTGGTGCCTCGTCACAAGTACCAGCAACTCCTCGGGGTTCTGTGGGCTCTTTGCGGCCGCAACGCTCATTGGCGCCAACGATCCTGATACCAGAACCAACATCTTCGGACTCGGGTTCAGACAGGGTGACGCCCCCGGTAACTGGGGGATCGTCAGGAACGACAATGGCACAGCCTCGTTCACGGATCTGGGCAGCAGCGCTCCACGCAATACATCAACGGTCCTGTCCTTCCATATCGGCGTCACTCCCGACGTGGGCGGGACCTACTACGCCCGGGTCGTGAATAAATCGACCAATACTCTTGTCCTGGACACCAGCTACACCTCGTCAATCCCCAGTGCCAGCACGATGATGTCGGCCCAGATGAGCGTGAACAATCGTGCCTCTGGCACCGCTCAGTCCATCTCGTTCGGGACTAAGCTCGTTCTCGGCTACACCCTCTAGGAGCCCACCATGGCCAATAAACCTGACCTCTCCTTGCTGCTCGTCGCACTCAACCGTGCCCGCATCCCCTTCCAGATCGTTTCCCTGGACGACGGAGATATCCACTTCCGCGTTCGCATCACCAACTCTGACGGTCTTATGCAGGAAGGGACCATCGGCGACGTCTACCTCGCTGGATCCTGGCTCTACACTGAAGCGGTGAAGGGCTGGCCAGATAAGGTGCTCGACTTCAGCCCTATCAGGTCTGAGCTAGTTCAATCAACTCCTGGTGATGAGATGTGGCAGCAGGCCCCCGTGCTAGGAACACAGAATGACGGTTCTCCGGCTCTCACCACTACCCGCGTGGCACCTGATGCCGAGGTGCAACCGTGAAGTCCTTAGCTCTCAGCCCTCAACCAGTCTGGGATCTCACTGTCGATGCCATCGGAAACATCGCCACCGTTGATGGACCTGCCGCCATGGAGCAGAACGTCGCCTGCGCCGCGAAGACCTTCCTCGGCGAGCTCTACTACAACACCAGCGCTGGTGTTCCCTACTTCCGTGACGTTCTCGGTCGACGCTACAACCCCACCCTCCTCCAGGCCTACCTGAACAAAGCCGCGCTGACGGTGACGGGTGTCGTTAAGGCCAGGACCATCATCACCGGCTTTGTTGATCGCACCATCACCGGGCGGATCGAGTTCATCGACACCGACGGTCAGTCCCGTGGCGTAAACTTCTAACGAGGCTCTCATGTCTACCGTCCCACAACCAGTCCTCGGTCCAGCAGGTTTCGTCGCCCCTGACGAAGCCACCATCCTCTCAGCGGTCCAGGCCGACATCGACACCGCCTTCGGTGGTGGGCTAGACCCAGGTCCGAGCACACCTCAGGGTCAGTTGGCGACCAGCGAGACGGCGATCATCGCTGAGAAGGACTCGATGTTCCTCTACTACGTCTCGCAGACCGATCCGCGCTACGCCCAGGGTCGGATGCAGGACGCTCTCGGCTACATCTACTTCATGGACCGAGACCCGGCTGAGCCCACCGTTGTCACCTGCACCTGCACCGGGCTCTCTGGGACGGTAATCCCAACGAACGCTCAGGCCACTGATGCCTCAGGAAACATCTACTTCTGTCTCGCTGGCGCTACCATCCCTGGTGGTGGTTCTATCAGCCTCCAGTTCGCCAACGTGAAGACCGGCCCTATCCCATGTCTCGCTGGCACTCTCAACCGGATCTACGTCGCCATCCCGGGGTGGGACACGATCACGAACGCTGCAGATGGCATCCTCGGTCGTAATGTGGAGACCGCTCAGGCCTTTGAGTTTCGCAGGAAGAACAGTGTGGCCCTGAACGCCATCGGTAGTCTCCCTTCCGTCTACGCTGCGGTGTTCTCAGCTGGCACCGTTCCACCCTCGGATGTGTACGCGACTGAGAACACCACCAGTGTGCCCATCGTGGTAGGTGGTGTCACCCTCGCCGCGCACTCGCTCTACATCGCCGCTGTAGGTGGTGACAACCAGTCCATCGGTGAGGCGATGTGGAAGAAGAAGGCAGTGGGCTGTGACTACAACGGGAACACCACCGTCACCGTCACTGATTCTGGTAGCGCGACCAACCCATACGCAACGCCTCTACCGACCTACACGGTGAAGTTCGAGCGCCCGGCTTCTCATACCATCTACTTCAAGGTGAGCATCGTCAATGACCCAGCTCTGCCTGGTAACATCGCGGATCTGATCAAGGCTGCGGTGGTCGCGACCTTCACGGGCACCGACGGCAGTGCCCCTGAGCGAATCGGCTCGACGGTCTACGCCAGCAAGTTCTACGCAGCTGTTCTGAGCACCGACCCATCGGTGCAGATCATCTCGATCTTCGTAGGCACCGCACCCAGTCCTTCCTCAGGGCTTAGTGTTTCCAATCGCATCGACCAGTACCCAGTAACTGCTCTTGGTGATATCGTCGTGGTGCTCGTGTGATCAACCTTGAGTCTACCATCCTCAGCCAGTTCGCCACCAGCCCAGTGCTGATGCAGCTGATCTCAGACTTCAACGTCAACGTGGACCCCACCGCGAACTTTAATGAGTTCTTCAACAAGGTCTGGAACATCAAGACGGCGGAGACCTACGGTCTTGACAACTGGGGACGGATCGTCGGGGTGCGTCGCACCTTCTCCTACCTCGGGGCCTCCTACACCCTCGATGATGAGTCCTTCCTCACCCTGATCCTCGTGAAGGCGTTGGCCAACATCACCAACTGCTCTGCCCCCGTGTTCAACCAGCTCATCAGCCAACTCTTTGCCGCTGATGGACGTTGCTACGTCACCGATCCTGGTGGTATGACGATGATCTATGCCTTTGAGTTCATCATCAGTAGCATCGATGAAGCCATCCTCGCAGGTTCAGGCGCTCTCCCCCACCCCACGGGAGTCAAGACGATCCTTCTCTCACTCATCATCGCCGACACCTTCGGGTTCAAGGACAGCGGCTTCCAGCCGTTCAACCAGGGAACCTTCGCCAAGCAGATCCACGTCGCCTAGGAGCCACCATGCCCCTCACCCCACCACCCCTCCTCCCTGAGCCCTTCGCGAGCGCGGGCGACAGGAACTCCATCCCTACCAGCCCCGCCAGCCCGGCAGCGAGCCTTCACCAGGGCTGGCCACCGGTGACGAGTGACCCACTCAATGCGGGTGGCGTGCCGCCTGATAGGCTGGACTTCAACGGCATCTTCTACTGGCTCTCTCAGATCAATCAGTGGCAGCAGGCTGGTGGTCCGGTGACCTGGGACTCCACCTTCGAGACCGCCATCGGTGGCTACCCTCAGGGCTCAGTGGTGATGCTGGATGACTTCAGCGCCGTCTACGTGGCACTGCTGGATCCTACCACCACCGACCCGAATGACGTGGCGACGCACGGCGTATCTTGGGCCCTGTGGGCTGGTGAACCTACGACAGGCCTCGCACGACTGGCTGCGGTGAGCGGGACGGCGGATGCCATCATCCTTACCTCAGCGATCGCTCCTGTAGGCGTTGGAGTCAACGTCCTCTTCTTCGTGGTTGCTTCGAACAACACGACGGCGGTGACCCTTACCGTGGACGGTGCGAGCCCAGTGGCGCTCAGTAGAGATGACGGATCACCCCTCAGCGCGGATGACCTGGTGGCTGGGACAACCTACCAGGCCCTGTACAACGGCACTGACTGGCGGTTGTTGAACGAGGTCCCCTCTCAGGCCCCGCCTCCTGTGTACGCTGCGAATGAGGCCGTTGATCAGGCACCCGCGAACACGAGCTCTGGCACCGCTAAGATGCAGGGGATCGGGGCGCTGATCACTCCGTCGAGCACCGGAAGAGTACTGGTCATCATCTCCGGAGTGATGGGGAACGCTACCGCCAACGCTGGTGGTATCACCAACCTGCGCACCGGTACTGGTACGCCGCCTGCTAACGGTGACGCCGTGACCGGTACTCTGCTAGCCGGCACCATGCGGGAGGGTGTCTACCCAGGCGCGTCTGAGGTGACACCGTTCTCATCTCAGCGAGTTCTCGATGGGCTGACGGTCGGGACGCCTTACTGGTTCGATGCCGATCTCGCTACCACCGGTGCTGGAACAGCTTATCTCACTGCCACGACCATCAGTCTCGTAGAGCTTCCGTAGCTTAATACTCATCTGTGGAGACTAAGATGGGACCGCTTCTCAAAGATTTCCCACCGTCATTGCTGGTAGCGATCATCATCCTCATGGGCGGAGCGCTGAGCCTCGTTGGTGGGATGCTCTACATCGCCGTTCGGATGATCACAAATGGCTTCAAAGAGGCCATCGACAAGATGGACAAGCGGTTGCTAGAGCGTGAACACGACTCTGATCTGATCTGGAAAGATCTAGCCAACGTACGACTCGAACGTGAGACGGTCCGAAGGCAACACCCAACGTTTGAGGAACTGCGTGAGCGATTGAAGCCGATGAACCTCCGACTCACCTACCTCGAGACCGCCAGCAACCCGAACGCGCCACGTCGGCGACTAGATGATCCCGACTCCGGCCCCAATCAAGGAGTGAAGTGATGAGTGTTCAACTCACCGAAGACGTCCTGCTCAGCGTCATGCCTCACGCGCATCAACGCGCTGAGCTCTTTCTCAAGCCGCTTCAGGATGCGGTGGATCGCTACTTCATCAGCGACTCACATACCCGCATCGCGATGTTCCTCGCCTCCATCGCTGAGGAGAGTGGTGAGCTGCGCTACACGGCGGAGATCGCCTCTGGCTCAGCGTACGAGGGGCGGGCTGACCTGGGCAACACCGAGCCGGGAGATGGGGTGAAGTTCAAGGGGCGCGGTCTCATCCAGATCACGGGGAAGGCGAACTACACCAAGATGTCACAAGATCTCTATGGTGATGATCGCCTCGTGCAGGACCCCACCCCCATTGAGGAACCTGAGCTTGCGGCGCTCTCAGCGGCGTGGTTCTGGGACTCTCGGAGCCTGAACTTCATCGCCGATGGTGGGATGGAGCACGCCTTCCTGCGTGTCTCCGAACGAATCAACGGGATCAACCACCTCACTGGCCTGCCCAATCACTGGGCCGAGCGCTGCTTCTACTGGGACGCTGCGAAGAAGGCGCTCGAGGTGACGACGTGACTATCTCTGTGGAGCAGATCAAGAGCATGCTTCCTGAGTCAGGGCTGCTCAAGCTGGCCGTCTTCCAGACGGGTGGCGAGGGCCCCAGCTCTACGAAGATCGTTTACCTTAACGTAGGACTGATAGCCATCTACGGGTGGCTTCTCATGGTGATCACCTTCTGCGCCGTCTACGCTTGCAGCGGTGAGGCAGATGGTGTTTTCGCGGGCGTTATCGGATCAGTGCTGCTCGCTATCGTTGGCTTCGCCACCAACGCGCAAAACACCAAGAACAAAGCGACGGCCGATGCTAGCAAGGTCGTCTCAACTTCGGTGCGGGAAAGCACACCACCGCCCCCGTCAGGAAGCACAACGAAAGTCACTGATATCGTAAGTCAACCTGCAGGAGGCACACCATGATCGCAATCATCTGGCCGCTCTTCATCGCCGTCATCGGCCTCGTCATGTACTTGATCTCTACCAACCCGAAAGTCGCCGAGCTCGGAAAGATACTCTTTCAGGTAGGTGCGCTCTGGACTACCTATGCACTGCTCGGTGCGTCCTTCACCATCGGGAAAGGGTAGCTCATGTGGCCAGCGATCAGCGTCTCAGACCAGTTCCTGCAGAGATTCAAGATCGCCGTGCTCTGGTTCGTCGGTGTCGTGGTGGTGATCTCAGGCATCTTCGGTCTGGGCTACTGGGTGGCTCTCGGTCATGTGGCCAAGACCGTTACCCAGCAGACGGAGGCTGCCAAGCACTTCGACACCGCGGCTAAGCAGGCCGATGCCGCAGCCCAGCTCACGGCGAAGCAGGCCCAGACTGAACACGAGTTAGGAGACAGGGTCACCCCTCAGTTGGCGGCTGACACAAAGAGGCTAGCTCAGACGAGGGCGAGAGTGGGCGCGCTGAAGCCACCGGTGAACCTCCCACTGACCGCCGAGACACCACTCATTGTCGCACTGCAGGAGGAGAACCAAGCACATGAGGCGGTCGAGGCAGACCTGCGCAAGAAGCTCACTCTGAAGACCCTGGAGGCGGATGACTGGCACCGGTCTCGTGATCAGGAGCACGAGGCCTTCGTGCAGGAGCGGTTGCACAGCCTGGCCCTTGATGGGGTGATCGCTGCTAACGCTGCCCAGGAGAAGAAGGATATCTTCAAGGCTGAGCTCAAGGGCGGCACCATCGGCATCGGTATTGGTCTGCTCGGTGGGGCCATCCTCTTCAAGAAGTAGACGCAGCAAGAGCCCCGGTGGCCTCTGTGGAAGAGGATCGGGGCTCTTGGTCTACTTCGATGAGGTTGTGAGATCTTCAGGCGGGGTGGTGTCTGATCGTTGTAGATCAACAGAGAGAAGCTTCTTAACCACGTCGCGAAGCTTGCTGTAGCGCTCTTGCTCCGCCTTGATCACCGCATCACGGTAGGACTCCTCCATACTGAGGATGTCTTGGGTTATGGCCTGTCGCCTCTCAGCGGGAATGAGACTCATGGGTGCTCCGAGCACGGTGGTTGAGGTGGGTGACGGTGACGAGCAGACTGATCAGTAGCAGTCCGATGAGGAGATAGATCATCAGCACCTCGAGGTGAGGACGTGGGCTGTGTGGTCGCCACGGTTGTGGTTGTGGCAACTTCGGGCGGTTGTATCCAAGCTGCTTGCGGTGTCGCCAGGTCTTAAAGCGCTGCAACATCACAACCTCCTTCGATGATCTTCAGGCTAAGGAACTGACCGAGCAGCACCTCCTTGCGTGAGCCCTTGCTACCCTCCCACCCCGGCGAGAGCACCACGACGTCGCGATCCTTGTCGAGACCCCTGATGACGTGAGTACAGTAGTCGAGCGCCTCGTCCCAGCTGAGGTGGTGGGTGTGCATCATGTGGGGTAGCACCGGCAGGTAGCCTCGCTGAGCTGCCCAGATGGCGGTGATGGCCGCCCGCTTTACGTTCTCGAGGATGACGAGCGGGTCGTCATTGGAGTAGGGTCCGACGATGTAGGCCCGCGGGAGAGGTGGTAGGCTCATCGTAGCTGCTCCCAGAGACGGCCTGCTGAGACCCACATCTCTTTCGCGTGGGGCTGGGGGTACTCCTCGTCGAACACGATGCGCTGACAGCTGGTGTTGAGCAGGAGCTTCACGCACGTGATGCAGGGGCTTGTCGTGCAGTAGCACGTGTGCAGTTGGTAGACGTCTCTGATCTGCAAAAGCGCGTTTTGCTCGGCGTGGATGGCCTCGCACCCATCGAGGTTGGTGCCGCTCGGGCTGCACGCGCCCGGGCAGGCGTGTGGGAACTCGGGTACATTTCGACCGAGCTTGCGGTTGATGGTAGGTATGGGATCACGCTCGTTGCAGTGAGGCAGCCCTGCCGCGACACCGTTGTACCCGGTTGAAAGCACGTGGCCTCGCTCACTCAGTAGCACACAACCCACCGCTCGGCGGAGACAGGTGGAGCGCTTGGCCGTGACCCTGGCGACTTCCATCGCCCAGCTATCTCGTGAGGACCTCATAACCACCACCTCTTCTCCTTGCTCTCACGCAGCTCCTTGAGCAGCTCGATGAGGGCGTCGGGGTCCTGGGCCAGCTCGGGCGGTACCGGCTGCTGAGGCACGTGCGGGCACCTCTGCTGAGCGTACCCATCATTGAACTTCTTCAGGTCACTCATGATCGCGGTAGCGGCCTCAGCGTTGGTGTCGTAGAGGTGGCTGCTCACCGTGGTGAGGGCGAGGTGCCCCAGCTTGACTGGCGGGAGCTGGATCACCTGGCTAACACGCTCCTGGTTCACCCGCCCGGCGACGAGCCAGGCCAGCATGCTGAAGCTGAAGACGTCGTAGGGCAGACCCAACCACACATCAGATGAGCGCATGAACACGTGCACGTTGAGCTCATCCTCTCGGATGCTGAACCAGATCGCTACCGTGCAGGGGATGTCACGGGAGGGTGTCGGCATGTCCTTCCAGATGACGAGCCCGGCCTGCCTCGTGCTGGGATCGATGAGGAGCTTGTCGACGACCCAGGCCAGCTGACTCTTGATCCGGGGGCCGTAGGCGCCGGTGAACTTCGTTCCGTCGTCACTGAACTGGGCGATGTGGGAGTTGTACGGGGCGATGCCCGCGACGGTGTCGTCCCCCGTGAGGATCCAGAACGCTTCCGCGGCCATGAACGCGTAATTCAGCTTGCGCTGAGGGACGCGGACCACCGGCTTGTTCAGGTCGATGAAGAAGGTCTGGTGCAGCAGCTCCTTCGTGCCGAGGTTGCGTGGTGCCGAGCGGGCCCCGGTGTAGAAGATGTTGGCGAGAGCTCTGAGCCACTCCATGGTGGCATCTTGAGAGATGATGGGTGGGTTCATGCGTTCTCCTTCATGCGGGCCTGCTGGATGAGACCGATGAGCGGGTAGGGCTCGTGGTGATGGAAGCGCTTCGCGTGCTGAGGGTGGTCCACGGTGACGTGGTGGATGTCGAGGGCTGTGAGTCGCTCGTGGGCCTTCTGCCCGAGAGCGAAGACATGAGGATAGTGGAGACGATCGTCGTTGTCGATCACGAGATCTTCATTGAAGGCCTCAAGCTCATCAGAGTTCACCCAGAGGAGCTCACTCTCTGGGATGTCTGCCTCAACCAGCTGATCGGTGAGCCACGTGCTGCAGCCCAGCCGAGTCAACGCGGCGAATGGCCACTGGTAGAGAGTGTCACCGTCCTGCCTCTCTCCGAACTCATCGCCCACGAGAACGATCCTCGCAAGGAGGTTCCCCGCTCCGTGGTGGCTCGTGGACAGGGTGACACCACTCAGAGTTCCACGTCGCACAAGATCGATCACGGCATCTTTGGTGTAGTCGAACCTGAGCACCTCGAGATCGGTCTGAGACTCGAGACGGTTGTACAGCTCGTAGACCTCGGTGAGCTGCTTCTCGTTGTCGAGGAGCTCGAGCTGCCTCCGTTCCCTGTAGGTCCGCAGCACCACCTCAAGGGGCGGGAGGCAGAGCACCACGGTGGGGTCGCAGCGCAGCGCGAGACGCTCGAGGTGACGACGGTAGGTCACGCCCAGGCGGTTCTCCCCACCGCGGAAGACCTTCCCGTAGATGGGCTCGCTGAGCCAGCTGCGATCGAGAACCGTGGTGGTGAAGCCGAGGACCGCGGGCAGCATCGACTCGACGTAGAGCCGAGCGAGGCCGCCGCTCACGTTCTTGTAGGGGCCGTGGTGGACCACATGTGTGTTGATGCCGGTGACGAGCTTCTTGATCGTGGTTGTCTTCCCACCGCCATCAGGGCCCTCGAAGATGATCAGCTTCTCACTGTCCACCGTGCACCTCCGTGTGATACACCGCATCATCCGAGCAGAGCGCGTCGTGCACCTCTCCGTTCACCTCGAAGTCGAAGCGTCGGTAGCCCGCGTGCCTCAGCAATGCCTCATGACGAGGTGGCACCCAGCCAGCTGGCTTCACCACGTCTACCTGATGACCGCGCTTCCCGATACCGTTGACCTTGCTCATGTTCGCCCGCTGCACCTCGTCCCAGCCGTCTGACCACATCGCTCGGAGGCCGAGCATCTGTGCGGTGCCCTTGGCGAAGTAGACGAGATCAAGAAGAGCGTCGAACTGGCCCACGAGGTCCTGTGAGTCGACGGCGTCCTCGAACTCGTTCAGCTCCTCACGAAGGCAAGCGAGCCGCTCACGGAGCTTGCGGCGGGTGAGGTGCGTGGGTTCATCATTGAGAAGATGATCGAACTTCTTCTGGAACCGGCGCACGTCCTCCATCTCTGGATCGAGGTGGCCGATGAAGAAGAGCTGGTCCAGCCAGCTGCAGAGGTTTTCCCAGAGGCTTTTCATAAGTTCTTTCCTTTCAGCAAATATAACATTAAACATGTGTTCAGTTAGAGGAGATCAGGATGACCCAGGTGGTGGCCAGGGTCTCTAGCTGCTGACCCACGAACGAGGATCTCGCGATCATCTGGGGTCATCTGGCACCCACCGTCAACCGCTTGTCCCAGGCCTTGAGGACCTCCTTTCTCAGCAGCTGGTGGTAGCTCTGGTGCCAGGCCTGCTGGGCCTGGAAGATCTTCGAGCGGCGCTTGAGGAAGTACTCGATCTGGTCGACGTCCTCAAGGACGTAGGGCCTGATGTCGATGCCCACTGCCTCGAACCGCGGCACCGCCTCCTCCTGGAACACCATCGGCAGCCCAGCACCCAGCATCTCGTAGAAGCGTGCCGCTGGGTTGACGAAGAACCTGACCTCGTCCTGGAGGTAGAGTCCCAGTGAGTAGGCGCCGATCGCGTCAGCGAGCTGATGATGGGGCACAGGTGGCGCGAGCTGCAGATGCGGGTAGCGCTCCAGCCAGCGCTCATTCTGAGTGGTGTTGGTCATCACCGTCACGTCGGGGCTTTCAGCAGAGAAGAAGCGATCAAACGTCTTCACCCGCCCGGTGCGCATGGCCCCGTAGTAGAGGAGGTTGCGGACCTTGGGGCGCTGCGGGGTGATCCTGTTGTAGAACAGGTAGTCCCAGTGGATCAGCTTGCTGAACTCCGAGCGCTCCGTGTAGTGGGGCACCGTCGTCCAGAAGTCGAGGTTGAGACCGCGGTCGAGTGCCTCCCTGATGGCGACGAGGACAGGGCTGGCTGAGGACTTCGTGTTGTGGCTCGGCTTCTCCAGGTGGTAGTCGTTCACCACCCAGATGACCTGCTTCGCCTTGCGGATGACGGCGGCGAGTTCCTGCTGGGCGTGACAGTGATGCATGAGCCCGTTGATGACGAAGAGGGTGTCTGGCTGGTAGGCCAGGAGCTCTTCACCTCCTCGCCTCCCGGTAGCCTTGTTCTTGCTGTCACCCCAGACGGGGATCTTCAGGGTCTCGCTGAGGAACAGCGCGAGGAGGCTGTTGCAGTTGATCGCGCCCTCATTGAGGGCTGTCAGGTTGAAGACTGCGACTTTCATAGGTCCTCCTCTTCGATGGTGGGTGACAAGATCTTCACGAGACGGTACTTGGGATCACCTCGCAGAGGTGGCTTGATGAGACCGCCCTTGACGGCATTGGCCAACCACTCACCCGCGGGGGCGAGGACAGTACGCGAGAGCAGCCCACTGATCGCGCCCAGCTTGTCAGATTCGATCTTCCAGGTCTTCGGCAGGCCGCTAATCGCGAGCATCTCCTTGTACGAGAGACGACGTGGTTCGTCGTAGTGACGGCAGGAGCCTGGGAAGAACACCCCGCAGATCTCGTCGGGTCTGAAGCGCTTGGCCAGCCAGTTCGGTTTGCAGGTGATTTTCTTCTGCTGGGCGGCGGGGAGACTGCGATACGCCTCTGAGTACTTGTAGTGGTGCTTGGGGCAGATCTTCCAGAGGAAGATGTCACCGTCCGTCTCCGACCACTTCTCTGCTGGCTTCACCTTGATGCTCTTCAGCAGGCTCCCCACCGTCGGGTGCTTGGTCACCACCTTGGGCCACACGAGTGGGTGCTGGTGGGCGATGAAGAACATGCGCTTGCGATGCTGAGGCGCACCGAGGTAGAGGTTGTTCTGGATGAGCACCGTGACGTGGTAGCCGCGATCCATCCACAGCTTGGCCTTCTTGTCGACGAAGTTCCTGCCCTTTCCCCACGCCTGGGTGACGGACTCCCAGACGAAGGTCTTGGTCTTCATCCTGAGGCCGGCATCCATGAGGCTCTCCACGCAGTCGAGGCGAGGATCAACGTCCCACGTGTGGGCTCGGCCGGCTGAGAGGGTGGACCAGGGCGCGCAGGGCGGGTTGCTGTAGAGAAGATCGACCTTGCCGAAACTGTCGGCAGCCCAGTTCTCCTTCCCGATGCGGATGTCGAGGTGTGGGAAGTTGAGCTTCGCTGTCTTCACCCCGTACGCCACGTGCTCGAGGTGCACATCGACCTCGAACCCCGCCTTCATGACGCCGTGGGTGAAGGCGCCGGCGAAGCAGTCACCGCCGACTGCAACGAACCTTGATCTGACCATGTGAGTCTCCTTGATGGGCGATTATTCAGGCTGCGCGCCTACGGTGCTTGGCGAGGTTGAGAAGTGCGGTGAAGAGCTTCTGCTGACCACCTTCTTTCTCAGTGAGCGTAGGCATCATCACAAGATCTTCGACGGTGTCACGCATGAGGAGACGGTGGATCATCGTGTGCTTCCTGGTATTGCCGGAGCGGATGACCCGGCTGTTGAACTGATCGTAGAGGTCCTGGTCCCACGTGGGTGTGTGCCAGCAGAGATCAGCCTCGCACCCCTGGAGGTTGAGACCGGTGCCGATGGACTGGGGATGACCGAACATCACTGGGACGTCGCCGGCGTTCCACTTGTCTTCTACCTTGGTGTAGTCCTTGTCCTTTACGTCACTGATGAACACCGCCTTCGGGAACCTCTTCTTGAGACGATCGACGTCGTGGTGGAAGTCGTAAGCGACGAGAAGTGGGCGGTGCTGCATCTCATCAATGAGGTCCTCCAGGGCGTCGGTCTTCTGATCGTGGATGTTGATCCACTCTCGCTTCCGCATCTTCAGGTTGATGCTCAGAGTCTTCACCACCTCGGGGTCGAGGTAGATCCCACCTGAGCAGATCTGACGACACTTCACACTCTTGGCGCCAGCTGTCCCAGCCTTCACGAGATTGCCGTTGATCTCAGCGATCATGAGAGCTTCCATCTCCTCATAGATGCGACGGTAATCTTCATCGAAGTCGATGAGGATGTCGTTCTCGACCCGCTCGGGGAGGTCGATCTCTGAGCTCGGGACGTGCATCATGAGGTGGGAGAGCTTCTCATAGATGCGCTCCTCAGCGTCGAGCTTAGGCACGAGCTCGTAGGGCCCCACCTGATCAAAGAACTCTCTCCGGAAGTACGTGATGTACTGGCCGAGAGCGTTACCCATGTCGAGGACGTAGGTCTCTCCGAAGAGATCTTCGAGACCGTTCGACCCCGCGCTGCCGGTGAGACCCCATCGTCGCCCGAAGGTGTGGAGGATCGTCTTGAGGGTCTTGAAGCGGAGTGAGGTAGTGTGCTTGAACTTCTGCAGCTCATCCACGACGAGAAGATCGAAGCCGAGCTTCTTGAAGGCGCGGACATCGACATCGACGTAGGACTTGTTCTTCGCATCCTTGGTGACGGTGGGACCAAGAAGCCACTGCAGCCCCTCAGGGGTGATCGTGTAGATGTCCGCGTCGCGGCGCAATGCCTTCTCACGGTCCTTGCCGTGGAGGATCTCAACCTTGAGATGCTTGAAGTCCTCCCACTTCGCCACCTCGCCCGGCCAGACCGCGTAGCACGGCCGCTTCGGAGCGATGACGAGGACCTTGTGAACGAGGCCCTGCTTCTTGAGGAGACTGATGGCGGCGAGGGTCGTGCTGGTCTTGCGGAGTCCCGGCTTGAACAGGAGTCCAGCGCAAGCGTGTGATAGGAGGAACTTCATTCCTCTCTTCTGGAACTTCGCGGGCTTCCACTTCTGGGGTGGCTTCTTGATCAGGTCATTCATGAAATCTCCATCGACGTTTTGCAGATTCACTCATCTTTCTTTTTGTTGCATCAGAATGTTTCCGTCCCAGTCCAGCATTTCTCACCTTCTCCCGTGTTTCTAAGGAGAGTGTTGTCCCTAATCTAGCATTTCGGATTTTCTTCTTAGACTCTGTTGAATGTTTTCTTCCAAGCCACGTTTGTCTTATCTTCTCTCGCCCCTCTTTTGACAATCTCGATTTTAGTCGTCCCTTCTCTGAAGCATCCCACATGTTATCTTTGCAAGTGCCGAGAAAGTGATGCTCATCTCTGATGCACCGTGGGTTATCACATGTATGACAGACGAAGATCTTACTTGAGGCAATAGGTCCGTGACGCATCTGATAAAGACGACGCGAAACCCCATTTGCAGTTGTATCACATTGAGCCGGACGGACTAAGCATTTGCCCTCCCAATGAGATTCATTTTCGTAATCCTGAATTGTTTTTCTTCGTCCCATTTGCCTCCTCCCATTTTTGCTTAATCAGTTGTTTACCAATCAACGTGTCATTGATGACATGCACATCATATCCAAGAGATTTTAATTGATCATGAGTTGCTGCTTGAAGCGCAGAAAGTTTTCCAATCTCGCTCTTAAACTCAATGAGAAGTGGTAAGCCGCCGGGGATCCAAATAATAAAATCTGGGAGGCCCGATACTTGGAAAACTGAGCCCGAACTAAGTTTATCGCATCGTATTCCTTGCTTCTTCGCCCACCCGATGACCGAGGACTGGATGCTCTTCTCGAGGTTCCTGGATACTCTCATGCCACCCTCCACCAACGATGATGAGTGGCGTCATCTGAGAGACGAGATACAAACCTCCACTCTTTCATGATTGAGTGATTGCGTTGCCAGTTGCGCAGAGCGGTAAAGACTCGATCACGGCTTATTATGTGAGTACTGCTGCACGGGTCGAGTGTTGGGACAGCAAAACTGTCGCCAACCTCCATCAGGATGAAAGGATACTTTAACTCTCGTGATTCATGATTATGAACCGTTTTCACTCTGGCCCAGACAGAGATGTTCTTCTCGATCTTGTAGACGAAATCTTCCTTGGTCATCTTATCTACATCATACATGATCATCTCCTCAGTCAGTACTGACATGGTCCAGAGTTGTCTTTCCTAAAGTGGCAGTTCTTGCAGTAGGCCCCCGGGCGAGGTGCGAACCGCGTGTCGCGGAGCATGGGGCTGGTGCGCTTGTGCCACGCCAGCTTCAGGCCCTTCAGGTCCTTGTGGGTGTACCTGATCTCGCCGGAGGTCTTCGGGTAGAAGAAGTTGTGGTCGGTGTAGACGAGTTGGGGCCAGACCTCGTCCACGTCGGGGTAGATGAGCAGCCCAGCAAGAGCGTAGAGGTCCAGCTGCTCGAGGTACTCCTCGTTCTTCTGCTCCCTGAACTTCCCGGTCTTCCAGTCGGTGATGATGAGCACCTTCTTCGGCTTCTTCCCCGGGATCACCTCCACGTGGGCGAAATCGAGCTTGATGCGCACGACGCACCTAGCCCAGTCATCCCACACGGTCTTCTGCCAGTCGTGGGTGAAGGCCCAGGTGTCCTCACACACGGCGTCGGCTTCGTTCTTCTTTTTCTTGAAGAAGTCTCGGCAGGTCTTCAGGAACTCACCGACCTTCACAAGGTCCTTAGGGACGACGCGCTTCTTCCCTTTGATGAAGTCCTCAGCCTGCTGGTGGATCTCAGTGCCACGGTCCATGTACTTGTTGCCCGGCTCCTTGAGCTTATCGATGAACTTGAGTTTCGCGCGATAAGGGCACTCGCGATAGGTGGTGTAGCGGCTGAAGGACCAGCTCGTGATCCGCTTCGTGCCGGAGCTCACTTGGACACCCGCGTCTTCCGGTGAAGGCGTACCACATCAGTTCGTTGCCACCGAGACTCGAAGCGCCTCTCACTCATCCGTTCCCACGCACCGGTGGGGCCAACACGGTAGGCCGCCCCATCAGAGTGGTGATGAACGAGACCAGGCTGGTGGTTGCACCGGCTCTGAGTGATCCTGCGTTGAATCTCCGCGGCGCGCTGATCTTTTTCGTGCTGAGTGTCCGCCCTCTTCTTGCTTGTCGATTTCTCCTTCATCTCATCTCCTCTTCGTCTTGTAGACGAGCTGGCCCTTCTTGTCGTAGTCCGTCATCGCCGCCCAGTTGAGCTTTGACACGGTGCCCTCGGTGAGCATAGGTACTTCAAACGGCACGGACTCCATAGCTATTCTTAGCATTTCCATTGCCTCTGGTGCTTCACTCTTGGGGGCGGAGATGAGGAGCTCATCGTGAATCTGGCTGAGGATGAGCCATCTCCCTTTCTTCTTGCGACGGATGATCTCCTTCGTGGCGTTGATGACGGCCTGCTTGGTGCAGTCGGCGGCGGAGCCCTGAACAAGAACGTTTACCATTTTGTAGTCATACGTCTGCATGCGGTTGTTGATGACCTTGGCCGGTTCGCAGTAGTATTCCCGTCCACCCCACGTGCGGAGTGGTTCGTTGTTCTTCGCTCTCTGCTTCATGTCCTCGTAGATCGCCTTGAGGCCTGGGTAGAGAGTCAGGATCGCCTTCTTCAGCTGGCTGGCCTCGTTGACGGTCATGCCGTTCTGCGCCGCGAGCTTGCCGTTCCCCATGCCATAGATGAGGCCGAGGTTCGTGTTCTTCACCGGCTTGCGCTCGTAGAACAGCCCCATCTTCTCGAGCTCCGCTCTCGCGAAGTCGTGGAAGTCGATCCAGGGCTCAGCGTTGTAGCGCTCCATCAGCAGCCCGCCGTCGAAGTGGGCAAGGATCCTC